GCTTCCAGCAACTGGTCAGCACTGAGTACCGCAATGCGATAGTCGAGCTGAGGATAACGCGCCTGCACCGCTTTCAGCAGCAGCGGCAGTGCCATGCTGCACTGCGGCACCACGCCAACCCGCAGCGTACCGTTCACCCCATGCTTCAGCGATTCCACTTCCAGCTTCAGCCCCTGATAGACCGAAACAATTTCCCGCGCCCACGCCAGCACACGGTCGCCCTCTGGGGTAAATCCGGCAAAGTTATTGCTGCGGTTAATCAGCGGCAGGCCCAGCTCGCGCTCAAGATTTTTCAGGCGCATAGAGAGAGTTGGCTGAGTAACAAAACTGGCTTCCGCGGCCCGCCCGAAATGGCGCTCACGCTCCAGGTTACATAAGTAAATTAGTTGCTTGATATCTATATTCTTTTACCATCAATGACTTACGATTTAGAGTTTTAGCACCATGATTCTTTATGTACTAACCAATGTACTAAATAAAATTTCACTACGGCTTTCACGTCGTTGTTAACATCATATTATGCCTGATGTGACTTCGGTTCAAATCGTCGGCCGTAGCGGTTCATAGACGGACACCACCTCGGCCGTCACTTTCCCCAATACAATGATGCCCTCCATGCCCTCTCCGTCGATCGTCTCGCCGTCTGAGGTGATAATCCCTGCGCTGAACAATTTGCCCAGTTGTGGGAACTCGCCTATCTGGAATGCGATTTTATCGCCCGGCGCGGGCTTCAGAGATTTGTCCGCCAGCACGAACCCATCAGGCGTCTCAATCAAGATCATGTTGTTTCGGTGAGGCATCAGTACATCGTTCAGGTCGATGCGGCGCTCGATATAATCGGACGCTGGTGATGGAAATCCCATAGCTACCTCACGTATCCCATGTTGCGTAACGACCAGGTCTTATTCTCGGTCTCCTCGGTAACCAGCTCGAAGAAGAAATTCTGGTAACGCCTAATCCACCGGTTGCACTCTGCCAGCGTCCATACGTGATTCAGGTCATCCAGACGCTTCTGGAACGCCGCAGTGGTCACAATCTGCCTGCCTCTGCCGTCCTTCGTTATCGCGCCCACAAACGCCGCGTGTATGTCACTCTCTCTCGCCATGATGAATCCTCCTCTGATAAATACTGTATGGATAAACAGTAATATTAATCGGTAGATTTGATCAAGGCGGAGCGGATCACATAATTGTAAAGGGCTTGAGATGAAAAGGTTTTTAGTTGGCGACTGCAGTGGTGAGTGACTAATCTCAAATTACACCCGCAGCCCGCGGAGACTGGCGCGGCTGATTTCATTCTTGACTGGCAGTATCTTGATCCTGAGTTAAAACCGTAGTTACCATTACAGACTGCTTGAGATGGGATTTATCCTAAAGTAATATGTAGCACTGTTAATCATTTGACGCTTACTTAAACGAATGGATTTCGCGCAAACTCATGAATATTAACAATATTAAATTTGTATCACTATCATACCTTCTAATTATATTAGCTTTTTATTCAACTGTCGTCACATCTACTTATGCGTTTAATGATGACTTTGGCACGCTTGAAAATGCGATAGCTCACATTGATGCACCTTATATTTTTGACATAGCTTCAGGGCGCCCATTGTTTGCTCTTTTTAGGGTGTTTGATGGACTTATTACCGGAGGGATTGAAGATCTCTGGGTTCAAAGGGCAATTTCAGTTGCGTCATTAATATTGTTAGCTTTTTTCATAAATAGGTTTGTAACTAATAGGAATGTATTTAATAGAGATGAATACAAATTCGCCTTCCCGTTAATGATAGTGTTACTACCTTCTTTTCAGGTTTTCTCATCTTGGGCCACTTGCTATCCATTTACCCTTGCAGCCTTGTTAAGTGGCATGTCCTACTCCTCTCTAACTTCCGATTTTTTTAAAGGAACGCTTGCCAAGTGGTCTTGTTCATTTGCTTTAATATCCTCATCTTTTGCTATTTATCAGCCTGCGGGAATGGCATTTATGGCTTTTGTTTTATTTGATCAGTGTCTCTCCCCGGGATTGTTTAAATATAAAAGATTATTGATATCATTTGTTATGATGTGCCTTGGAATGATTTCAAGCTTCATTATGATAAAAATCATCCCGTTGGTTTTTTTGGGAGGAACGCTGTCTCGTTCGAAAATGACTTCTGATCCATTAGGGAAATTATATTGGTTTTTTAATGAGGCCCTTCCTAATGCTCTGGCTAGCTATAGCATTGAGTCCAGCAAGCCAATGCTAGTTATTGGGATTGTCTTTTTTATAACAGGTTTGGTTTACGTTTCAAAATCCACTCATGGCGTAAAAAAAACAGTCTTTGCCCTGTGCTTTATAGTCGCCTCTTACTTCCCAAATTTATACGTCTCAGAGAGTTGGGCTGCGCAGCGATCTATGGTTGCCCTGTCGATGTGCGTAGTTGGTGTCTCTTTGTTTGGTCTGATGAAACTTTCAGAAAACGCGTTCAGTAGGTTCGAGTTTAGTTTTCCAGCAATTTTGTCAGTTATATTAATTTCATGCGCAGGTGTTAAAGCTGCGGGTAATATCAATAATTACATGGTAATTAACCAAATTTCAGAAATGGAGTCTGTTGCAGCAGAGATTGCAAATAAAGTAGACAGGTCATTTACTGGGAAAGTAATGGTTGATATCTCCAATAGAAATTGGGGCGCCTTCTCTAAGGTTGTAAGATATGATGAGTTCGGAGAAAATTCCATTTATGCCCCCTGGGCTTCAAGAGGGGTATTGCTAAGCATAGCTAAAAATAAGGGCTACTCATTCTCAGTGCCCAGGAACCCCGTAGTTTCAGATCAGAATCAGTGCTTAGATAACTGCATAACAATAAAAGCTAATAAAGGCATGATGAATTCCTCATTGAATTACTAAAACTAACGCCCTTTTTAGGGCGTTAATTGTCACTCTGGCTCTCTGGGCCAGTTTATATTTTCAATTGTGTTTGCTTCAATACTCTCCAGTGAATCAATATAATCTAACCAAGCATTTAACTTATTCTCCTCTTCAGGAGTTAGCTTTCTTCCTATCAAAAGCTTTGTTTGCCAGACCGCTATCTTTTGAGTTGCCATCTCAATAAATGAGATTTTTGAGTTTAAATTATATTGCAGCTTGTTTTTCTGCTGTTCTTCTAACTCTTCAGGTGATGGTTCAGGTGGGAAGAAACTACCTTTTAAATATACGTACCCTGCCGACACTTGACTTCCTTCGGGGATTACAATTGCATTTACACCCTCACCAAAGTCAATATCAACTCCGTCCCATATTGCCGTGTTTATAACTTTACCATTTTTAATAAGCGCATAATTATTCATTATGAATATTCCTCTACTATAACCAATCCGCCAGATCCGCTCCCTCCAGCTATGGCCGTTAGTGCTCCCGGCCCGGCTGCATTGCCGCCTCCGCCTGCTCCATATCCAGTTGCAGGCCTTGGTGAAATAGTCCCGTTGATAGATGCCCCCCCTTGCCCATACTGGCCATCTCCTCCTCTTCCCGATTTCGTGCCCGCTGATACTACTGATATGTTAAACGGTCCGGTCCCGCCCCCCCCTGGGATTGTAAAAGAAAGAGCACTACCTGACCCGGGAGTACCTGATGAAAGGTCGGGGGCTCCCGTTCCTGCTCCGCCCGCTGTTCCTAATGATCCGCCCGCCCCACCAGGAGCAAAAAGTATAGACCCGAAAGAGCTTGCTCCACCATTTCCCCCGGTTGCTCCTGCTGAGCCGACTCCAGCAGTTCCTACAATACAAGCTGCTCCAGATGCAATCGCAATGTCGATCATGATGCTTTCAGAGTACGTACCAGAGTTTCCCCCTACCCCCGATGCGATCTGACTTGATGACGTAGGCGCCGTTCCTCCTCCTGCGCCACCCCCGCCGGTCATTTTCACCCTTACCTTTTTTGTTCCAGGTGTTGGGGTATATGTTCCGCTTGACGTAAAAACCTGCACATTAATAAGTCGGCCCGGATATCCAAGGAAAGAATCATCCTGGATAATATCCACCCCATTCCCATAAACTATGGCGATTAAACCATTTGGAACCTGAACTCCGCTTCCGTTAGGTGTTTTTATGGTTACGCTAAAATTACCAGTGCAGTTATTAACCACTGTCCATTTTTTCTTCCATGCTGGAACTATTAAGTTAATGTTTGCACTTAATGAGCCAGCAAGCGTAATCCTTTCTTTTGATGCCTGAAGAGTAGTTAATGTGACGCTTGACCCAGACAGGCCGGTAATGGCTGTTAAGCCATAGCTTTCTGCTGGCACCCATCCGGTTGTTGCCGCGCCGGTTGCTTCCGGATTAGCTGTATTCCCATCGATAGTATTGAGCCAGTAACCGTCCTGTGTGGAGTTAGGGATTCTTGCCCCCTTTGGATAGCCGCTGATCGCAGTGTTAAATGCCGCGTTGAACGGATAGCCAGCTCCTGACTGAGACCAGCGAACTGCGGCAGTGATGTCGTTCAGTACGCCATTAAAGTCAGTTCCAAAAGGTGGCACCCCTCCAGCTGCAAGCGGTGTTCGGGTTAGCGGAGGAAATCCGTCATTATAAGATGCTCTACCAGCTGTTATGCCAATTTGTGAATCATTTGGGATATCCTGCTTTGAGCCCCCTGTTGCAAAGGGAATCGGGAGAAGTTTAGGCTGCGAGCTGTTCTGCATTTTGTATTCCTGAGTCGGGGAAAAAGGTGCCGCTTTCGAATGGCTGCATTTCAGCCTCGGCAAATCCAAAGGTGTTGTTGAAATCAAGTGACATGATGCTGACGCTGACGCCTGCAGGTTTGGCGATCGCATTAGAATTGAGCAGGATGGCCCACTCTACCGGCGTCAGGTTGAAGCCAAAGACGTAGCTCATGGACATCACACCGGTAATGGCTACGAACGTGTCACCCTGGTCGCCAAACAGGTAATACAGGGCTTTGTTCAGTGACGGGATTGAGCAGTCGGTGATGTTCGCCATCGCCTTAGCCATGATCAGCTTTCGGTATCCATCGTCAGCCAGCCTGACCGTCGATGTCAGTTGCACACCTTCAAAGAAAGGTGCCTCATCAAACGGTTTTGGTGAGTCGTCACTGGCGCTGATAAATGCTTCATCAAAGCCGAAATATGTCGCCGCTTCACGAACGTTAAGCAGCCTTGAAACCCCAACTATCTTCCCCCACACATCCAGCCCGTACCCGGTTGCTGTTGAAGCATCCCATATGGCCATCAGGAATTCGTCGGTGAATTCCGTCATGTCCATTGAGGTATTGAATGTTTCAATCAGGCTTCGGATATTGGGGCTGGCGGCGTATTGCGTGAGGATCGTGTCTTTCACGTTCTTCATACAAGGCTCACTGAGATATCACTGGCGTCAAGGGAGGGTATCTGGTCAACGCCATATTCGACGGATGATGCGTAGTTAACGCCGTCCAGGCTGACGGTAACCGACAGCACGTTAACTGATGCAGTGTCGATATTGTTCAGCACAGAGTAATAGCCGCCGGCAAAAACCTTTGACGCGATACGCGCTTTAGGCGCCAGGTCACTATTGCCATTGAAGGCGCTGATGATTGACGCACGAACCTGATCGACAATGTCCGATGGAAGCGATTGTGAGTTCTCCAGTTGGACCATGAACCTGGTTCTGGTCTGTGTCGGAGTGTTCCACGTCATAGTGTACTTAGGGTTGATGTTCGTGCCGCGAGAGGTATCGGTGACCACTGCAGAAGTGTTACCCACCATCCCGCAGCCAGCCTGATTCTTCAGGTAGATAGCCTGTGCGATGTCCTGCGCGCTACCGCCATACACGGCGATATAGACGCTGTGTGCCGGTACCGGATAATTGGTTGAACCAATGCTGACCGTCGAGACTGAGTGATTCGACCAAACATAGGCGTCCACAACGCCAGCCACATCAAGCACCGCGGCATAGATTGACTCAGGGGTTCCCTTCGCGTTGAGAGCGACAGACTGCTTGCGCCGGTACTCGAAGTTAGCGCGGGTCTCGACATCATTACCTGGAACACCTGCTGATGCATTGGTGATGCCTGACCAGCCAGTAACCGCGCGATAGATGGTGTTCAGTGAACCTGCCGGGCACGCTATGGCCCCGCTGGTCTGATTCTGGAATACGATATCAACAGCGCCAGAGGCGGGAATGGTTGCTTCTGCCAGCGAGGTGTAGATGTAACCCGCCTCATCCTGTGCTGTGCTTCCTGAAGGGATTACAGTGCCTACCAAACCAGTTGCTGTCGCGGTGACCGTGGTTCCCTGCGCCGCTATACGATCAATAAAGTAGATGCGTCCGATGGCGTCCTGAAAACGGCCAGCGGCATAATCCGGGTTGATGCCATTCACTATAGAAAGCAACTGGTCATTCTTATCTGCAATGATGGCAGTTTCGCTCATGGCGATCTGCCCTTGCGGCGTGGTCAGGCTTTTACTCATACCGCCGCCCAGCGCGCTATCTAAATCGCTGAGTCGCCCGTCTAGAATATCCTTCTCATCAGGCACTGACAGGCCGATGTCAGAGAACGTGGCCGCCGGCACCGATGTGGTAACGATTACTGTGTTTGCCATTTTGGCCTCAGAGATTGATGGTGCTTTGGTCGTAGTTGGTGTCGGTGATAGTCATGACGCCGGATGCGATTCGGTTCTGTTTGCCGATTACAGTCGTGCAGGTTGCGGTCTGGACGTAGTCGAGCTTGAGAGCTTCGGACTGCATCTTGGTGTTGATGAGCTGAGTGCCGGGCCAGTGACCAAGAATCCGCTGGTAATAAGGGATACCGAGCGATGTGTCATACCAGGCTTCACCCAGGAACGTCTTACACGCGCACGCTACATCCTGTGCAACCGCATAAGGGTTTTGTGTTGTCGCAAGGTTGCCAGAGCCGTCAAGAGTCAGGTCCCATGCGTCGGTGTTTAGCAGGAGGGATTTGGTTATCATACTTTCTCCGGGCGAAAAAACCCGCCGGAGCGGGTCATGTTATTAATTGCATGCTATTGCGACAGGTTGCAGATAGCATGTCTTATCAACTTGAGTCTGAGGTGAATATGAAGCAGATTTTTATAATGGCTATTTCAGTTGCTATTTGTTCGTGCGCTGCACCGGTAACTGAAGTGAAAAAACCGTCACAATACGAATTAGATCGCGCGCGCACGGCTAAGATTGAGAAGTCAATGCAGCAAAGCCAGAGCAAATCTAATGATGAATACAAAGAAAAGGCCAAAATCTCCGGGTGTAATTCCCACGCACTGGAGGCATCAAAGGCTTTCTTTGAAATGGCAAAGAGGTATTACGGAACTAACCCGGAGATGATCACAGAGAAACCAGAAGACTGGGCGAACATTGCAGCACAGTCATGCGTGTCAGGATTTGAGGCGGGATTAAGTGGACAGCCTCAATCGCTTCTGGATAATCATCTTTTCGAAATTCGGTACAACTTCACAAATCCTTTCCAGTATAAGGCTGTCGCTGAATCAATGTATTGGGGTTACGGAAGGGCTAAGCGTTAGGCGCGCCTGAATTAGACGTGCCACTCTGTACGCCCTTATGAGTATGCGTGGAAAGCTTAATACCTTTACCAGTAACCTCACCAAGCGCCGTAATGTTGCCTTCAAACGTGAAATCGCCAGCGTAACTTCCGGCGCCTTGCGATACCGGCCCATTAAGGATGATATTTGCAGAGCTCAATGTCAGTGACGTATCGGCGTTAACCTCAACCACAGGGGCGGTCATGGTCACTGCCAGTGGCGAGACTATATCGATACCGTCATCCCTAAACCGTACATACTGGCTTGGCTCAGAATTAAGCACGCCTCCGAGATAAAGAGCATCCGCATAATTATGAACCCGATTGGATCCGGGTAATGATGGCTCTTTCGTCGCCTTTACACCGCTAATATCCCGGTCACATATGGCGAGCATGCCTATATCACCTGCAACCGGCGGCATAATTAATGCGCTGGCTCCACGCTGTAACCGCCAGACAGGTACACCATATATTTCAGTTTTAGGGATTATCTCTCCAGCGCCGGTAAATCCTTCGACCAATGGCCTTACAGTTACCAGCTCACCGCCTTCAGATACGTCAGTTACCAATGCCAGGGTAATAAAAGCATTACTCATAAGCATTCGATGAAATAGAAATTCCTGCACATTGGCATCAGAACTTGAGTCCTGCGGGGTGCTTGTGAACACATTCTGCATATCACTGCCTTATCTCGGTTAATTGCGCGAGAGCTCCACGACCAATCGTCGTCCATGGCCCGCCTTCCATCCATGATGAAAGGTGATGAGTGGCGGCAACTAGCGTATATGTGCCACTTGCGTTTGGAAGCGATGTTTCTAGTTCAAAGCGGCGCCCCAAAATCAGCAGGTCAGTATAGGTGCATTGAAAAGACACTCCATAATTGCTGAATACCGGGTAGCCAAGCAGCCCTGTATCAGGGGATATAAAGGGCTTCACATCATCCACCGAACCAGTTTGTGGCCAGATAAAAACAACGCCTAATCTCGGATCGAAGTTGATACCCGCGGCCTTCGCGGCCTTCCTCATTTGTTCAATGGGATTACCGTCAAAGTAAGGATTAGACAACTTATAGCTAACCCCATTATTGACCACTGTGAATCCAACGCTCTTAGCGATAGAGGTTATGACGTCTGCTACATCAACGCTTCCTCTCGCGCTGAAAGGTGGCGCCGGAATAGATTGTTCAAATCCCGTAGCGTTTCCGCTGATGATCAGGGGTGCGTCTGGAATTTGATTAAAGTCAGCAAAACAGTTTGTGATCGTCCCGAAGAAAACAATCTTGTCATCAGCCAAAACCTTTAACAAGTTCTGCTTAGCTCCATTTAGCTGAATGCCCTTATAGCTGAGCTTCGCCATCAAATCTATGCTCAAGCCGAAAATGCGCCCCTCTAGGGTGGAGCCGGATACGCCACCGTAAGCACCTATTTCAACCTCAGCTTTTATGTCGCTGATCGTCAGAGTGTCATTGCCTTTATCGTCAAACTTTCCCTCTTTCAGCTTGAATTCAAATTTAAGACTGCGTTTTTTGTAGGTCATGCTGCTGCACTCATCTCATCTGGCGTGGCATAAAACAGCAGAAAGCGATCACCCAGACCTTCATAGCTCGGGTCATCACTTCCCTTTGTGTCAGCGAAGAACAACTCACCCTGGAATCCCAGATACGGATAGCGCACCAGCCGGTTACCATTCAGGCATGTCACGCCCTGTGCTATCCATACGTCACCTAAGCCGATATCCATGTACAGACCGGCTGAACGCTGGAAGATGCGCAGGGTGACTGACTGCTCGCCCAGCTTTACCGTAAGCTCCTGAGCTTTGATTGGCTGCAATGTGATTGTCTGCATCAGGTAAGCACCTTAACCAGGTCTGTGACCGAGGATGAGAGTTTATTGATAGCTGAGGTGGCCGCGCCGTTAATCGAAGCTGTGGTGGTCTGTGTGATGTTATTAACAGTGGATGAAACTTTATCTGCCACTTGAGTGGCCGCGCTGGAAACGGAGTTCTTCAGGCCGGTAAGGGCCGAAGATACACCGCTCTGCGTGGCCTCAGTGGTGGATGAGTTCACCTTCTCCGTCACGGCGCTGGGAGCCAGGCTGGTTGCGTTAGCGGTGGTCTTGCTCTGTGCCGTGGTGCTGGTCAGCGTGACTTCTGCAGACTCAAGTACAGACTGGAAAATAGCCTCTACTGTCAGCAGGGTGACGTCCCGGTCAGATGTCCGGTAGTTGTAGCGCACCAGATCGTACTTCTCATACGTGGTATCAGGTGTTTCGATGTCATACGTCATCGTGTCTTCAACCATCGCATCGAGCGCGGCAAGCATATCGGCGCGGCTTGTCAGAGAGAATTTTGTGAGATTTGGAAGCGATCCTGTTAATCCAGACCAGCCCTCAAGCACAAACAGCACCCTGATTACCGGCGGCCGCTTCACCTTGTTGTAGGAGTTGTAAGATCCAGCCTCAATCGGCGCGGAGACAACAGAGGCGTCAGCCCCGTACTCAACACCGAGGAAAGACGAAGGCGACAGCGCCTTGCCCGTCCCGCTGTTGAAGTAGATGCCATAGCCGGGGCCGATGATGCTGTTGATTACCGAGAAGATGCCGCCACCCTGCACGGCATTAAGTAGCGTCGTTTCATTCAGAGAGAAGTTCATGATCAGCCCTGCCCTGACATAGATGGAACCAACAGACTGTTGCGGCTGACGTTGCGCTGTACATCCTGACCGAGAGCATTAACAGAGGTGGCGCTGCTCTGCACACTCATTTCGCCAATGTGAATCTCGGTTTTAGCTGATGGTTGTTGCTGCATGGTCTGCTGGCGCATTGCTGTAGCCGTCGAGCCAACCTGAATGCCGCTGAGAATGTCCTGGTCGGATACGTAGCCTTTGCCGTTCTCATGATTGATGATGCCGCGGATCAGCTTAAATACAGTCTCGGTATCTTCGCCTGACAGCTTCTCATCAGCCTGCTTGCCGGTAGCGCCGACCAGCTGCTTGATGTACGCCTGAACATTGTTGTTATCGTCTGCCGGTGCATACTTGTTCACCACGGACTCAATCGTGTTTACACCGCGGCTGAAGTACAACTGGATTTGCCTGTAGAGGGCAGAAATTCCATCCCGCATGCTTTCGAAAACGGCAAAGCGACCATTCTCACCGCTCTCTTTAGACGCTCCAGACTGCCCTACATAATTCAGGTTGCCCGGATTGTTATTGCGAATTCCTCGGGGAGCTGTATCAGGCGGAGCGCCATTTCCTTTTGATTCAGCATTATTACGGAATGGAATCACTGGCTCTGATTTTTCAGCACCGGGCTCATCACCATGCAGCAGGTTTATACCGGTTTTATCTTTCAGCCATGTGCGAAGCTGAAGCCCCCATTCGGCGGTTTTATCCGCACCCAGACCCTTGTTCAGAGCATTGGCGACAGGGTTGTCGGTAAGCCACGCATACTTTTTTTCGAGGATTGCAGCGTATTTCTGAAGCTCAATCAGACCCGCGATCATGCTTACGCGAGAGATAGCCACCATGGCCGCCCTGACACCTCCGAGTGCCGAGGTAATTCCAAGAAGCCACTTGCCCCCTACGAATATCAGCAGTGCCTGCAGCACGTTTTCCCAACCGCCAACAGCACTGACGATGTCGTTTATCTGCTGAGTGATATCCTGAAGTGACTTGCTGATTTCTGGCGCGTGAGTTGCGATCCAGTTGCCGACACGCTCAATCAGCGGGATCAGCTTTTCAACGTACGGTATCAGTGCGGTGTACAGCACCTGAGACGCTGCAGAGAAGTTGTGCTTCATTTCCGCCAGGCGGCGGTTAAACTCTTGCGCCTTGCGCGTCGCATCCTCAGTAGCGCGGGACATCTTAGTGAACCGGTCAGCATCTGTGACCAGATTGCCATTGGTCAGCGCCTGCTGAGTCTGATTGTCGAAATTGAACATGCCGCCAAAGCGGCGCTGTGCATCTTTACTCAGCTTGCCCCAGTTATCCGCAATTTTGCGCATAACCTCTTCGGAGTTGTCGTTCTGGTAGTCGAAGTTGGCCCCTGTCGCACCAGCAAAGGACGATAAAGCAGCGAAGAGAGGGTTATCCTGACCACCACCCGTCCTGATTTGAGTCAGTACGTTCTGAAAACCACTCAGCGTGCCGGTAATCTTCTCAGCACTCGATCCAGCCGCCTCCGCCGCCCTCTGCCAGCCATCCAGAGACTTAGCTGACATATCCAGAGACTGAGAGTTAACTGCCAACTGCTGCAGGTTATCGGTCATGCCGGTGATGAAGTTTTTGAAGCCCTGCACGGACAGCGTTACGCCTACCAGCGCCAGCAGTTCAGTGCGGATTGATCCAAAGAAAGAGGCCGCTCTTTTACCTGCGGCCTCCATGTCTTTAGCAACCTGCTCCGACTGCTTTCTGGTGTCGTCCAGCCCACCTTTAACGTCTTTCTGACCCTTCTTGAAACCGGTCGCGTCGAGGCCCAGCGTGACAACCAGCGCATCGATAATAGTTGCCATCAGTTAGACTCCTGCGATTTATTGACGACCATCCGGTTGTAGTTGTCTACCGTAATGATTTCCAGCCACCACCATAAATCCTCAACGCCAAGCGTCGTGCTCAGCTCAGTGAGAGAGCACTTACCAGAAGAGAGGACGGTAGCTATGGTCTTGGGGACGTTGACGTATTCAGCAAGCCCGTGAACCTGCTCATGCATCATTGGAGGAATATCTATTGGGCGGCGGCCTGAAAAAAATCCACGTGCAGTTTGAACACCTCCGCCCTCAATTTCAGGCGGGTTGATATCTCTTCGATATCATCATCAATGAGCCGGCGCTTAATGTTCTGGTTTGCAGCATCTGGCACGCACTGAACGCATTCCATCAGCTCATCGAGCAGTGGCTTGGCCTCTGCCGGCGGAATCTGCGAGACCATTTTCAGTCCGGTGCCAGCCATTGCAGCGATACCCATATCCGTGAAGTTATCCGGCAAATCGACGCCGCTGCGAGCCATCGCCATACCTGCGCGGATGGCCCACCATTCAGCCTGAGTGGCTGACATTTCGCGGATGTAGAAAACTTTGCCAGCATCGCGGCCTTTAGTTTCTGTGTAGTAGAGTTCTTTGCGTGCCATGTTATGCCTTATGGATTGTAAGCTTCAGGTGTTACCGATTCCCAACTAATCTGGAAGGTGCCCGCTGCAAGTACGCGCTGAGCATCCGGCATGGCTTTGGTGCGCTGCAGGACACCATTAGTTAAGGTGTACTTACGACCAGTAGAAGGAAGGATTACTGTGGCGTTACAGCGGAAAACAGCCTTAGCAGTCAGAGATGTGAGCATCCACGTCTCGAAGATCTGCCAACTTGGGCTATCTGGCATGACGGTAATCGTCTGAAGGTATTCGCCAAAGACGAAGCCAGCAGACAGCTTCCCGTCAGCACCACGGACGGTGTTTGCCATCTCGGTGTCACCGAAAGCAAACATTGCGTCGGCGGCGTAACCTTCCAGCACCTGCGCTGTTGGATAAAGATTTGTCACAGTGAGCGAAAAAATAGCGTCAGCACTGGTGATCGTGTTATTTCCGGCCATTTATTCGGCTCCTTACTGGACCATCGTCGAAGGTAATGAAATTTTCTGCACGCTGCCGCCGTCGCAATACCAGAGCTGCATTGGTGGAGAGCCACGATCCGCCCTAACGGCCGGTGTAGCGTCGCCGATATTCAGGTAGTAGCCTTTGGCATTCAGTGATGATGAGATGTCGGCGCCGACAGCATTGTTGATTTCTGAAATCTGGGAAGAGGACAGCGTTACGCCAGAGCGAATGCCGCCAAAAGCCACGCCCTGAGCAAACGTGTCAGCAAAGCCCGCCTCGATGATTGCCTTGCCTCGCGCGTTATACGGGAATGAGCGATTCGATTTCATTGTCTGGATAGCGGCACCTAACAAAGCAGCATTCAGCCAGATTTCGAAACAGAAGCTATCTACCCACTTGAATGATCCAGAGACGGTGCCATCAGCCCAGTAGTTTTCTGAGATATTGTTCTCGCCGTAATCGCCGTAGAAGTTGTATCCGTTGGCGATTAGTGCATCGTAAGTTGTTGAGTCATCGACCTTGGCAGCCAACCCATCAGTCTCGCGATATTTCAGAGTGACCCGACCTTCAAGCCGATCAAAGTCCAGAGATGCTGAGTAGCCAAGCACGGCCGCCGCGTCGAGGTGATTGCCATACACCGGAATCACGCTGGCATAGTTATTCGCTGTGATGATTTTGTATGCCAGGCAGTCAGTACTTCCACTGACGGTCGCAGCTTCAGAGTTGTCATGTGGCACATAGCCATAACGGTAGTTCTGAGCGCTAACCCATGCAGATAGATCGAGATGCGTTGCTTCATCGGCCGCAAAGATTGTCGTGAAGAGCGCCCAGTTCTGAGACCTGGCTTTAATGGCCGCAAGTGCATCCGCAGCAATCGCCGGCTCCGCACCTTGAGAGATAACAGCGCCTGTTGCTGAGGTAAATTTCAGTGCGTTCGAAATAGAGCCAGTGGCATAGGTAATTGTGCTGCCTTCGCCTGTCGTTGCAGAAGTGATAATGAAGGCTTTCTGCGTGGTGTCGAAGGTTACGACTACTGAATTTCCAATCGCTGATTCAATCAGGTCTGCGGCTGCCGCAAAGCTATTCGCGCCGCTGAGATCGATATTGGTGGAGGTTTTTACCGTGCCATCTACAGTCAGCGTCAGGATGCCGCTCATTAACTTAAGCTGGTCAATGGTAACTTTCGCCATCGTTCCAGAGCGCAGAAATGCTGAGACGGCTTCAGTGTTATATCGGGCAAGTAGCAGAGCGCCCGGCTTTTTTGTCGAGTTCACATAACCGTTAAAGTAAATGCGGGCAAATGCATACTCGTCGGATGTTGAGCCAAAATAACTACGCACATCATCCGGACTTGTAAACGCCGTAACACCGCCAACAGGGGCATACTCGCTATCAGTAAGCGCCAACCCGTTCAGGTACAGTGCTGTACCACCGGCAGAGAGCACGCCGGGGATGATGGAAATATCTTTACTTAAAGGGATTGGCATTTAAGCATTCTCCGGTGGGTATTTCAGGTCTGCTGCAATCGCCGTGACGTTGATTTCGTCAAAGAAATATAAGGGTGTCGTAACGACTGCGTTAAATTGCGCGATGAAGTCGAGCGTCCAGCGGCCTTCATACTGCTGTTCTGCGTTAATCATCGTTGTCTGGTGCGGCTCTCCAGCGTAAAGCGGGGTGACCGGCATATTGTTCTGGCGAAACCAGTTGGTGGAGTATTCAGAGCGGATCATGGTGCCGACTATGGCGGCCATTTCCTGAGCTGAGTTGCCGTAGAAATCCAACTGACATCGCCACTGGTTGCTGCGCTGGGTTAGCTCACTACCCTGACCGACTCCCGGGTCGTTGTATCCGACGCGGTTTGTTGACAGTCCGGTGATAAACATTGGTGTCATGGTGACGAAGTCCTGATTCGGCATAGGAACCAGGTTCTCCTGCGCCAGAAAAACCTCAGCGTCGACGAGGGACAATAAAAAACCGCGCAAGGCGGCTGTAAGATCATCCTGAGTAATGCTTATGGTCGCGCTCATGTGGATACCTGCAGCGTGACAGCGAAGGAGCACCAGTCAGGCCACTCTTCTAGAGGTTGCGTAATCAGCCATGCTTCGCCGTTTACGATGAGCTTGTCACCGCCCTTTTGCTTGGGTCGGTTGACGCCTTCAAAGTTACCGTTAACGTAGGCCTTCTTTTTGATGCCCTGCAGGTTTAGCCCGTCGAGCTTCATCAGATCGGTATAGGCCAGTGGCTGAAGCTGCACGGTTACGCTCTGTTCTGCGTAAGCAGGCACACGATGTCCTGCCGCATCTGTCGTATATGTGCCAAGGCTTACCATCATCACCCCCGGAACATCCGGGTTAACAACGGTGATGGCCCGGCGCACAATTCCATGGAGATTCATACGCCGTCCTTAACGTCATAGTCGACAGAGTTGAGCATGTGAGAGGTTTCGATAAGAGCCTTTTCGAATCCCTTTCTGGCGATCGTAGAGGGTGCCAGCGCAGGGTCAGTAAACTCACGAATTGACTCCTGCAACTGGTCCTTAATGCGCTCACCCATCAGGGAGAAAAGAGTGGTCACATCATAGTTGGTAGCAACCGCGATCTTTCCGATGTCATCACCCCACTGAGGTGACTTATCTTCAATCATGCGGCGGAAGAATGGTCGTGGTGGCCGGTTCATGCCGGGGTCACCAAACTCATTCGCTGCAGCCACCATTGGAACCGACTCACCATCAGGATATGTCGCTCCCTCAAGGAACCCGACACGGAGAGTTTTGGCATCACCGAGGCTTTGCGCCAGCTCAGCCAGCTTCTTCTCCAGCGCGTCACCACCTGAAAATGAACTCATCGCTACCTCCGATATGAACCTCTGCGGTTGTAGTGATAGGGGTACATTGATGGTGACCCCCCAGGCAGGTAACGAATCGTCCGGAATGGCAGCGTGGCCTGCCAGTACGCCGCACCATATGGCGTTTGCAGATACCACCATGATGCTGAGCTGGACGGCCCGGCATCTACCGACACAGAGACCGAACCCTCCGACGCGCTCGTTACCCGCCCAACTAACCCGCTTGATGCCTGCCCACCTACGCCGCTGTTCATCGCAGCAAGGTGAGCAACCAGCATATTCAGGAATACAGCCCGCTGATTCACATCTTCTACCGGGCTTGTATCGGTGTTATTCAGGTAGACCGCTGCCTCAACGAAATACGCCTTCAGCAGGTCATCACTCACCGAGCTGAACTCGGGATAACGCGCCCTGAACGCGTCCACATCAAAGACAACGACTGCCATGATTATTTACCGTCTGATTTGGTGACGCCCGGAGATGGGTTGTCCTGCGGCAGGCCTTCAAGACCTGACTTAACGTCAGCGTTCTCTTTGGCTTTCGACTCAGCGCTATTGGTTTTAGCCTGGGCGAACACCAGTTCGTTTTTGACGTATGGCTGGTCTTTGTGTTGTTCCAGCCATTTATCAAACACCGCTTTATCGACATTCTCGGTCAGGCCGTAGCCGCCGATGACGTTTGATGCGTTAGCGCCAGCCAGCACGACTGGCTGTGCGCCATCAGCATCAATCACCAGGCCATTCGGCAGCTTGCACCCTACAGTTACGACTTCAGCCATTTCTTACACTCCCAGCATGGTGGCGATTGCCAGCGGTTGACGGATGATTGCACCCCAGGTGCCACCAGATTTTTTCTGCTTCCAGGATGACTCTTCGGTCACCACTGCATGCGCACGCATCTTCTCAGTGAAGGCGGCGTAAGCGGTGTCCTGCTCACCCAGGCGATCTGCAATCAGCTGAACCATTTCACCGGCCGGAGTTGAGTACTCGATGGCAGTCTCAATCTTCAGATTCGGGAAATTTTTCTTCAGCAGGTCAGAGACGTTCACGTTGTACATGTTCGTCTTAGCCAGATTCACAGACATCGCCGGAGACATCGCAAGCGTCATCGGCGTGCTCATATCCAGCAGGCCTTTGGTCTGTGATACCAACTGACCGAACAGCTTCAGGATGTCGTCATAGACCGCCTGTCCGTCTTTGGTTGACCAGGTCAGCGCACTACCGGTGCCAGTTGCACTTGGCGTGATTGACGCTGGCAGAGACGGGTCATTCAGCAGGCCATAGTTCTGCAGGCCAGCAATGCCGTAGAAGTAGGACTTGTTCTGGAACTTATTCAGCACCAGCGCAGAAGCTACGTTCAGTTCTGCTGCGTAACCGATACGCGCAGCGCCGTACATATCCAGCTCGCGTTCACCCCAGCGGGTGTGGGTCTGGTAGTGGTAGGACTGGCGAGCAACCCAGTTGACGTTAGCCGCGGTCATGCCGTTGTGGTTGTAGTCACCATAGGAGCTGGTTTCACCTGCAGATTCCACGATTGGGAATTGCGCGGTAAGCGTGGTCCAGTCACCTTTTTTCACTTCGCCGATGATTTCAGCGGCTTTCATCGGAGTGACCAGAACGCGGATCAGCTCAGGGTCAACATAGTTGGTGAAGTAAGCCGGAATGCCTGAGCTGCCGGTGGTAACCATGGTTGGCTGAGCATCCATAGCCAGCGCGAAGTTTTCCGCGAACTCTGGCTTCAGATATTCTTTCGCGCCCGGCAGCACGATGCCGTACTTGCCGCTTGCCGCGGAGTAGTGCTGTTGAAACTTATTCATTAATTGCTCCAGGTGCTGATTTTGACCAGTTCGCCTGCTGCTGCGACGCTACCGGCTTTGAATGGGGTTTCGACATAACCGGCGATCGTTGCGCCCGCTGCGCCAGTCTGAACCTGACCAGTAGTCAGTGATGCGAAGATTTTCTGTCCACGCGTGGCGGCAGTTGATGTACGCGCCCAGAAGTCACCAGCAACCATCAGGGTCACTTCGCGGCCAGACTGGATAACGTTTGAGTCCGTACCCAGCCAGGTGGTGATGACTGCCTGTCCGTCACGGTGAACGAAGCCAGCAGGTGTGCCGGTGCCAGCGTTTGATGCGACGCCGTTAACGTCCCACGCAAAACGGCCGATTGTCAGGCCATTGGTGCCCGCAACCAGTGCTGCTTCACCTGCCAGATAGGTTGCGTGCTCGTTGGTGCTGGCAAAGCCACCCTCAACACCCGGGGCTGGATATTGGTTAATTACACTCTGAAAACCTGCCATGTTAGAAACCTCGTTTCAGCTTGCCAGCGGTCGGGAAATCTTTCTCAAACTCACTGATTGATGCGGAGTCCTGAGCGATAACAGGACGTGAATTTTCTTTATTCTGGATTGCCATGCGCACCAGTGAAGGGAATGCCGATGGATGCACGCCAGTGATATCCACTTCAGCCTGCTCAAGCGCGGTGCGGTAGACGTCCTCTGCGGAGTCCATAGCAACCACATCACCAATCAGAGGGCGGACAGCCTGCTCAGCCTCACGCACACGGCGGAAGTTCTCTGCGGCGGTCTTGGTAGCGCTGTCAGCAGCCAGACGAATAGCAGAGTCCATAGCGGTTTTGGATACCTTGTCTTTCTCGTCTTTCTTGTCGTCGTCTTTGTCTTCATCTTCAGCGACGGCAGGCGACAGGGCAGCAGCGATCTTGGCGATCACTTCTTCGGACACGCCAGCTTCACGCAGCAGAGAGATGATCGACTCGTTGTCATCATCGCCAGCCACTTTCGGCTCTTCTTCAGGCTCAATGCCTTCAGCAGACGCCTCGATGATTTCAACCAACTCTTCCGGCTCCAGTTCCATGTCGGCAGCCAGTTTGGTTTTGTATTTGGCGATAATGGCCTGTGCGATCGTCTTTGGTGATTTGTTCGCATTCAGGATGGCGGTGAGGTCTTTGGGTGCAGCATCCTGAGCCAGACGCGGCTTCAGAAACGCTCCCAGCGCGGCACGTGCGGCAACGCCTTTGCGGTCTAACTTCATGTATTTAAGCTCCAGTGGGAGTGAATCAGCGACCAGTACGTCGCTACCTGCGCGGCCAGTTTCGACCAGTGCAACGTGGTTCCCGACGATGTCACGCATGACGCCGTCAAATGCTTCGCCGTCTGGTGTCTCGCCGGGACTCATGTCAGCGACGTACTGATACGACGATGACAGTTCTTTCTGCTCTTCAGTCTCGATACCCGCGATGGCTGAGTTATCCCAGACGGACAGGCCGTTGCAGAGATAGGTACCATCGAAATCACAACCAGAGTGAGTCGTACCTACGCGATATTCGCGAGGCGGGTCACCGGGGAAGTCAGGGGTATGGATACAGAGAACGGGAATGTTGTTGAATGTTGGTGCGGCTTTCTTCAGTTCGTCAGGGTGCCGATACAGCCGGTAAATCTTATCCGGCTCTAAACCCAGCGCTTCAGCATTTGGAATCTCTCGCCCGTAGTAGGGGCAGACATTCGCCTTGCTGATATTGCTCCTGGTTATCTGAAGGCGGCCGTTACCATCGAATGAGCGCACGGATGCGCGGTCAAACGCTAACCGTTCGATAGTCATATTTATCTCGGGTTTGAGGCAATAAAAAAGGCCGCCTAAGCGACCTTGTTGTCAGAGCGACTCTATGCTTATTTTTTGGACGAGTTCTAAAAACAACTCATCATAGAATGGAGTTAAGTTAAGCTTGCCATTCTCCTGCCTGCACAAAACTGGTTGATACATATCTCCCGTTGAGATATTTATCGCATCTTCGTCAAAGGAAGGCTTTGATACCGTGATCTTAGTCCAGGATGTCATCTGTACTTCCATGCTCTCCTTGTCTGGCAAGAAGAGATAAAGAACAAATGTTAGCTTCTTTCCATCTTTGTCGTGAGCCCATGGCGCACACATTTCAAACATTCCATCCTTGTTTCGGCCAATTTTAACTATTGCTGTCTTGTGTCCGCTTCCATCATGGATTTCATTGTTTTCTAAGCCTAGGTAATCCCTAAAGCCAGGGCCAAACTCTTTCACAACTTTTTGTAAGGAATCCCAATATTCTTTTTCGATTTTTGTTCTTGCGCTTACTTCTTCACGAAGCTGATCAAATTTAGACATTGTTCTCACCCCAGAGAGCCATCGATTTGATGGCATATAAATATTACTGAAGTGTTTGAGTGATTCCAACTAAATGCCAGGAATGACCGGAGACCATGTGCAGCGGCAGTTAATCTCCTCACCAGGAAGAGTCCACTTGCCATCGAGGTAAAGCCCTTTCGACAGGTCGAACTTCTCTCCATCGGCTTTCACATGTGATTGACGCGGCTCTTTACCAGCGTGAGAGTGTCGCCATATGCCCTCCGTGATGCCGAGTGACTGCTGTCTTGCCGTCTGCATAACTGCGGTGGCTTTGTTGTTCTGATCACGTGCGATGAGCGCTGCGCGGCGGCGGGTGATGCCATATCGCTTTTGCAGCTCATCGGTCAGAGTCGAAAGGTCACGCCCGCGGCTGACAGACTGCATGACCAGCGTCTGCACCTGCGTCAGGTATTGTTCAGGGATGCTGGTAATCAGGTTCACGTTTTCCGTGATGGTTGCCTGCAATGCGTTATTCATCGCTGGCGTCATCCTGAACTGGACGGTTAAGCCTGCTGTCTCCAGTGCGTTATAGAGCGACACGTCAGAGTTCTTCTGTGCCTGACCTGCGAACCGGTCAGCTAGCTTTGCGGCTACATCATCGAAACGCTTCTGCCACTGCCTGGCTAACTTCTTCACCGCGTCACGCATGAATACTGCGGGCGATGCGTCCATTGCCATTGCACCGGATGCCCGATAATTCGCTTTCAGCCAGTACACTACCGAGTCGTTCATTTCGGTAATGAGTGAATCCAGCTTCTTTCGATACCAGGCTTCGACACCGGCATTAGGCCTGACTGGCCGGATAGTTTTTACCTTCTTCTTTCCGGCCATTCGTCATTCCTTAATGGGCTTAAACTGCTCCCCCTCGAGGAAAAGCGTTTGCAGAGGAATCGGGCTATCCTTCAGCTTCTGCAAATCGCCGTCATCAGGGTCATATTTCAGGGAAAGATGCGCGCGATACTCAGGGTAAGAATGCTCTGCGCCAGAGCCCTTCAGTTCTGCGAAACGCTTTTGCAGATCCGGACTTTCAAGATGAAGAACCAAAGCACGCCATGGCGCTTTACCCATGATTTCCATATCGCCACTAATTTCTGCCTCATAAACCCTTTCTGGCTCCGCATCAACCATGATCGGCTTGTTGCGTGAGTACATAAGCGTCACATGCATGTCGCTTGGATCAATTACATCCTTTATGCCTAGCGACTCAAGGTGCGTATAAATTGCCGAAGCCATTTCCGCGCTAGGTTTTACACTAGCGTATCCATTACTTAGCATCTCATCATCTGCGGTCACGGCTGGCTCCTCTTCATCATCAAGGTAATTTTCGATTTCGAGTTCATCGCTTAAGTCCAGTGAGTGATATGGGCTGTCAGGGTCATCAGCAATCTTCTCGCGCACTTCATTGGCTGAGAGCGCCTGAACCTGAGTGACGTAAACCGCATCAGTCTGCGCATCCACCAGGCGGATATCTGCACGTTCTTTCGCGCTCATCTCGTACAGCGGTTCAAACTCGAAGTAAATCTCCGGGTCGATGTCGCCAAACTCTGATAGCTGAATTACGTCCAGCACGCGCTTCAGAGGCTCTTTGAACATTGCCTGCTGCAGTGAGTGGATGTAGTCGTAGAAAACGCGAATCTCGCCGTCTGATGAAGCATTTAGGCCATTCGGTGTAATACCCAGCAATTTAACCAGCGGGATGCCGGAAACTGCCGCCATATGCTCCTGCGACTGAGCCTGTAAAGTGTCGAGGCCGGACAATGGCGCATTGACGAACTCAACAGTTTCCGGTGTGGTCGGGTCATTGTCTTTCGCAAATGCACCACGGTTATCACGACAGCGGTTGAACAATTCCAAGCGGGCCAGCACTGACTCAGCACCTCCACCCTGAAGCACGGTGCTCATGTTGGTGCCGATGACCGGGATACTAAACGAGTGGATCATGTCACTTACGCTGTCACGCGTGCGCAGCCAGTTGTTCACGTATGGCTCCGCCATCTGCACCAGTGACAGCCCGCGGAAGTTGTAGCTGGCTTTCAGCAGGTCTGGCACCTGACGCGATACGAAGTCGATCATGCGGCTGGCGTGAACCGTCTTACCCATGACAAACCATTCGGTCGGCTTGTAGAAGTCAGGGTTTAACGGGTTCTGCGCGTTATAGACGCCGGGGTAGGTCCAGACTGGCTCAATCACCTGCAAACCTTTGAGGCTGCCTTTCGGGATTTTCTTGTCAGAGATGAAAAGCTTCTGCTTCAGCTCATTATCATCCGTCCAGGCCGATACGTTTTTTGGTGACAGGACGTCGATATAAATCTGCCCGCCGCCAAAGTAACCATCGTGCTCAGCAGCCTCTCTGAACTTCTCTCGCACATGGAATCGCTCCAGTGCGTCAGTAATGGCCTTTACGCGCTCTGACTTGTCGTCATCACCGACCGTGCGGAGCTTTATCCACTTACGCGTCATTTCCTCAGCAATGGTGCCGACCATCTTGCGGTATTCAGGCTTCTGAGCCATCGCCGCCAGATAGGGGTAACCGGGAAATGAATCCAGCGCGCCATAGCCCATGCCGTAAGCATCATTCAGCGCCCCGTAATCGGTGGAGTCCATCGCAAGGATGGCTCTCTCAACCGATGCCGGGATAACGCCTTTGGGTGGCTCGTATCGCTGGAATTCACGCTGAGGCTTAGGCTGTACTGAGGCGACCGCTTCGGGGTTAATCTTCATCTGAACCTTTTCAGGCTCTTTCACCGGCTCAGGCGCGGCGATTTCTTTTTTCTTAAACCACCACATCAAATTCTCCTGAGTTGATTCGGGTCGATAGCCATAGGTGCGCGACCTGAAATCAGGTTGTCATCAATGGCATCCATCCATGTATCGAGAATGTCGTCATTGTCATGGCTGTCATCAGCAGAGAACGCCGCGCATTCAGTCATAGCCGTCAGCACCCATGACGTCGTTCCAGCAACCGTGCCGTCTTCGTAATAGACGTGCATGATCGCCGCACCATCATGGTTGTGCGTTGCAGGGACAAATACCTTGCCGGTTTTAATCTGAGGGATAACGTTCAGGCACCGGACCAGCTTGTTCTGACCGGCACCGCGCGGGATTTCTTTAACCGGGATGCTCAACTGGCCGGGTGTGGCGCTGCGCTTCTTCAGGGTGGTAATCAAACCCTGCCCGGCCTGCTTCTCTTCAATGGCCGCATAACGCATCGGCACTGTTCGTAATGAACCGGCTGCACTCCATTTAACCCAAAGCTCTTCTGCCTTCTTCAGCAGGTCTTCAGGGTCCCAGCGCCCACGCACAACGTCGATGATGTAGAGATTGCCATCAACACCCATGCCAACAAGCGTGAACACGGTGTAATCGAGCCAGTCTTCTACCTTGCCGCTGTTCGTATCGACGTACACGGCGCGGTACTGAAGTTTTGGCAGCGTGGTATAGGTGTTGAACCAGTCGGTATCAATAATGCCGCCAGTAAGCGCCATCGGGTTCTGCTGATACTGAGACAGGAAGGTGTAGCGGTCTTTCTCCCATAACTGCAGGAGGTCGCTCACATCTTCCATCTGAGGCCAGTATGACCAGTATCTGGTGCCTGACACCTCAACAGAGTCAGTGTCTTTAACCGTCTCCCAGCACAGTGACCGCCACGGCTCAGCAAGAGACCGAATGTATTTCTCATCAATCATTGCCGGGATGGCTACGTGATGGAAGCTGACACCCATCCCACCTGAGAGCATGAATCCTGTTGCATCATCCGTATGGAGGCGCTGCTGAATGCTCACAAATGGTGTTGGGTGGTCTTTCGACTTATCACCACGACGTGAACGTATGGTATTAACCAGAAGCGTGTTGGCGCTGTTTCTGCGCGACTCGCTGAGCATATCGACCGGCTTGTTATAGTCGTCGAGCATGACCATGCCGGAGAAGTCCGGACCGTAGTAACCACCACGACCACCGGTAATCTGCCCGTTACTGGATCGAGATACCGTCTGGCCGGTTGAGCGTCCACGTGTATCGATGATTTCCCACTCTTCAGCCTGATTGACGCCGAAGCCACACGGCCACAGCTCCTGATACTCTTTGCTGGCGATGATGTCGCGGGTGCGGCGTGAGTTACGCTTAACCAGTGTGTCAGCAAATGAGATGTTCAGGTTACGAAAGCGCTTGAGCCTGCCTTCCTGCACCAGTGCATTAACGTAGGCCGGAAAGTGGATGGAGAAGAACTCTGTCTTGGTGCCACCTGGTGGGATGTTGATAATCAGGTTGCGCGGCTGTAATCGACCGGCGATCAGGTCATCAATCTTTGAAGCCATCAGGCGGTGATGCCAGTTAACCAGCAGTCGGTCACCCTGCACCATTTCAAACCACAGCCGGGTAAAGTTGAGAAACGATTTAGTCGATTTGGTCTTGATAGCGACACGCTCGGGGAATGACATATCATCCCATTCGATAACTTTTGTCATATCAGTCCAGCCCGTCTAGTTTCTCCTCCAGCTGCGATTGTGCTGCTGCGTAATCTGCCGGGGTGTAGCTCACCACCTGCACCGTTCCTGACTGCTCCGTTTTCACATTCTCTTTGAATGCTTGCACTGTTACGTGCTTACCAAGCAATTCGAGGTTCTTCACCTTGTCAGGCCACTTAATCTTTTTCAGGAAGCCGGGGTCATCGCCAGCCATCTCAGTGACGTCCATTCCCGACAGGGTTGTGCGCCATGTCTTCGGCCATTCTTTAATTGGCTTGAGCTCGCCGTTGGGTAGCAGGATGTCGAGCACGTCCATCTGATCAATCTCCACCAGGCGACGCAGCACATAAGCGGCATCAATGCCAACCTCTTCATTCCTGTCAGCCTTTAACTCAGAAATACGAGATTGAACCATGACATTTGATAACAGGCGGCTGGCCTGCTCTTGGGCGGATTTAACACTGTAGCCCGCCCTGATAGCTGCCTGAGTGGCATTTAAATCTTTCAGGTACTCACGGGCAAACAGCTCTTGTTTGTCGGTGAGCTTTGCCATTTCAGTTTCCGTTTAACAGGTGATGCAGTTGCTTTGCCTGACTCTTTGTGAATCGCACGTTTCCGCGACCGCATTGATTTACCGATACAATGCCGCCTTCTTTCTGCATGGTTACCAGTACGCCATTGTGTTTAATCTGCACATATGAAAGCTCACCCTGCCTTACCGCTTCGATAATTTTCATTGCTTACCTCAGTACAGCACTTCCTGACCACTCACTACCGTGGCGACAATGCTGGATGTTCCAGTTTTGGTGAGCAGCACCGATTTACCCGCAGGCACATCAAAGCTGAATGATTTTGTCTTTTGCAGATTGCCTGCCAGGCCTAACAGGATACCGTCAGCCATGCGGGCGACTTCTTTGCCATCTACCGAAGCGACAATCTGAATTGTCTGTCCGATGGTGAGCGTGGCGCTCAGGGTGTAGCTGATGGTGTAACTCACTCTGGCATTCTTGTTGGCATCAATGGTGAATGCTGTACCGACTGGACGACCACCAGAGGCGACCACGTTAAAGGCTGGAGCGTTGAATGTGTCTATCTTGGCTTTGTCAGTGGCAGACATCAGGCCAGGAGTAGTAGCTGTCGCATTAGCGGTCGTTGTCGCATTCGTGCCGGCAGATCCAATCGGGATGCCAAAATTGACTACGAAGTTTGGAGCCTGCCCTGTTATCTCTGCGGTAGCTTTAGCCCCCGCAGCCAATGTAGTTACTGTGCCAGCGATAAACTTATTGGTAGCTGCGGGCTGTCCAGCAGGTATGCCAAAATCAACTTTAAAGTCAGGGTATGTGCCACTTACCTTCGCTGATGCGTTCGACCCAGCCTGAAGAGTTGTTACTGCGCCAGCCGTTATGCTCGGATTCTCTGGCGTTACCCCATCTGCGGCCGATGGAATTTTTATGCTGATGGTAAAATCTGGATAGTTACCTTCAACCACAACCTTAGGGTCGCTTCCATTCGGTAGCATCTCAACGCTTCCCGCGCTCAGGCTCACATCACCTGCGTTCTTCCCGGAGGGTATAGCAAAGTTAACCTGATAATCAGGATGCTTACCCGAGATGTCCGCACTGGCAGGCTCGCCGTAAGGCAGCGTTTGAACCTCACCTGCTGATAGTGTGATGCGATCCGCTTCCGCCTGAGGCAGCCAGAAGTTAACCACCTGCTCGGGTGAGCCACCGGTGATAGTGACTTTTGCTTCTTCGCCAGGGGAGAGCGTTTCAACTTCACCAACACTCAGCACATTCTCAGGCCCCGGATCGCCCTTCACGGCAATCTGTGATTCCTGAATGCCTGCGGCGTCGCGGATGTCTTTTGGTGACTTGGCATGAATCACGTCACTTACTGCGCTACTCATGCCGGTTAATTGGTTGATGCTGATTTCGCGACTCATTACGTCGCCGGTAATGTCACTGGCTATCTCATCTGCATCTGGCAGCTTTACCGGATAACCACCTGTAGTCATTACTCGCTGTGCCATGGAGTCCTCCACAGGCTTGTTAAGCATTATCAAAGCCACTCAGTGAATGGCTTCTGTAATGCCTTACTGCTTATCTCCGCACAACTTCACCCATAGGTCGTTGTGATCGTTAATGGCTCGCACCGTGCGGATATCCATCACGTCAGCGTCTTTACCGTGTGTTCTGATAGGTGCATCGAGAGTGCAGAGAGAATCAACGGTCCTGGTGGAAGCTTCAGTCGTCGGTATTGAACTGTGACTTACGCAACTTGTCGCGCTGATCGCCATCAGTAAGAGCAGCATTGCTTTGCCTGACTTCATTCGCTTTCTCCGTGTTCTCTGACTGCTGCTTTGCCACATCGGCGACCTGTTTCGATTCAATCTGTGCGGCCGCTACATCAGCTTTAGCCTGCGTCTGTGTCGAACCAATTTTCTTGCCGCCGAAGTAGGCGCTGACGAAAGCGGCGATGATTGCCAGCCCGGCAAGTATCTCTGTCCACCAGTTTGCAATCAGGCTCATTGCTGCCCATCCATCTGTTGCTTCTTATCTGCCAGGCTTCTTTGCCGGATGAACTGAGCAATCACACCCAGTGCCACGATGAAGTAGCTCACGTACTGTGCGATGTTGACCGGGAGCATTGCCTTGAGGTCAGGTGGTAGCATGTTCCAGGCCGAAATAATCGCATCAGGAGCAGAGGCGAGGTAAACACCCAGCAATGTACCGGCGCCGGTTAGCCAGACTGACCAGGCGCGGAAAAGTAAGCGGGCATGAGCGACAAACTCAACTGAGCTGTATTTTCTTACCTGCAGCACAATGGCGATCACAACGATAACCACGGCGAGGAAGGCGATAACATTCATATCTTCCCCTTGTAGATGTCGTATGAGCCAGTGCGCATAACTTCGGCATGACGGCGCGCGCGGCCAGGAGTCTGGCGGGACCAAAGGCTGCTCAACATCTCCTTAGCGCCGCTGGTGAAATCACCGTTTGATATGAAGATGAGAGCCCTACTGAACTGAGCCAGTCCATCAACACCTAGCTGATAGGCCATCGACACAAGAATATCTTCTCTTGCCGGGTTGCACTGCTTCAGCGCTGCGGCAATATTCTGGCGCTTGTTCATCTCAGTCTTTTTGGCGTCGACGATTACAGCCTTCCACACGTCACCAACACTCCGCGGAACGCTGAACGTGTAGTTGCTAAGCGATGCACCTTTTGGCCCGATGCGGATACCACCGGCGACAGTCGGGAATCCCAGCGTGTCGAGATACGGCGTTTCTACGTAGCCCTCCTCAAAATTGAGGATTGGGATAATCTGGCTCATCGCTTCTCTTCCTCTCTGATGTCCCGGTTAATCTGCTGGGGCAACTGGTCAACTTTGTTTTTAATCTCATTCACTGCCTGATCGCGCTTAGTGGCCCGGAGTGAATACTCTTTGGATGCCACGAAATAACCGGAGAACGCGCCAGCAAAGAAAATGCCAAGCGATGAACTGATAACGATTAGCAATACCTGCCAGGTGATAATGGTTTCGCCGGAGGAATTCTTTATGCTCATCGCGGAACCCTCAGTGATGTTCGAAGCTGCGTGATTTCTTTCACCAGGTTCATATTCGATGTGGTCAGCTCACTCACCTGCTGCCTGAGAGCTTCATTCTGCTTCTCAAGAAACATCTGGGAGCTTTCGATAATCTTTAATCGGGCGTCCGTTTCGGAGATGGTTTTCCAGTACTGACGAATTGTCTCGTCACGTTCTTCAATCTCATCTCGTAGAGAGCCGTTTTCTATCTTTGCTTCTCGCAGCTGGTCGCTCAGGAACTGCAGCATGTTTACCTGCTGCTTATCGTTAGCGTTGATAGCCTTGCTGCTTATCCAGTAGCGACTGAACGCCATCCAGCCATTGAGGCCAACGGATAGCGCACCACCGACACCGAGAAGTGTTTCTTTTGAGAAGAGTAATTCTGTGATCGCCATAGCCGTCTCCGGCAACCCGGTAAGACCGGCCTATTGCTGTTAAAAGAAAGGTCGCCCGCTGCCACTTAGGGAAATCCGTGAGGTCGCAGTGATTGGCAGGGGCGATAAACGTGAAAAAGGCCGCTCTAATGGCGACCTTCTGAAATAGTTTAGTGGTGTTACTTACCCGCTACAGGGTATGCGGTGAATCTTATCCCCGGGAGGGTATAGAAATAAAAAACGCCCTCGCAGTTGGTGAGACCGCAGGGCGCTTTGACTATCACAAATCGATGGAACTGACTCTTTCAGGTTAACGCGTTAAACAACAGCGCGCAACTTCAACTGTTAGGAATCATATCCCCAGCTTCGGGAAAAGTAAATAGCCCACGATAAAATAATGAGCTATTTCCGATTGCGCTATCGAGTAACCTGATTCAGAGCGGCATTAGCCCATGATTCTTCCATCTCCACCTTGCCTATCAGGCCATCGTAGAACGGCTTAACGGACTTCTTCCATGTGTCGAGCGACACTGCATCAGTAAATCCTTCGATGGTGAGATGAACTTCCGTAGAAGGGATGCGCTCATAACCGCGACCGCAACAGCGCTTACAGTCACCCATGACCGGCACGCCCTGCTCTTCAGTGAGCTTGCGGTCAACTGCCCGGCCGCGCCCGCTACAGTCACGGCATGATGACGAAACTACACCCTTCCCGCTGCAGGTCTTGCAGATAACGCGAACAACCTCTTTCACGCTTCTTGCAGTGCCGCCTGATAGCGGCGACTTCATGGTGAACACCTCCGCCTCAATGAATCCTTTCGCCTGGCAGCAATCGCATGGCTTGACGCTGGCAGCGCTGCGGCAATAATCCATGTAAGCATAAGTTGCGAGCGTTTGCATAACCGCTGGCTTAATATCTGTTTCTAGCTTGCGTAAGGCGGCAACCTTATCGCAGGTGCTCAAAGCATATTCAGTTAATAACGATACGGCGCGTCGGGCGTCGTTATCGCTTACTCCAACCTTACCCATAAACGCACTGTAGCCCAGCGGAGCGCGGCTCTGAGTCATTCCCATGGCTGCCATATAGTCAGTGCCAGATAAGGCATCTGAGGCTGTTGCAGGCGGCATACCAGCAAAGCTCGCTGTCTTCGCAAAATGATATTTGACTGTCGCTTCAAGCCCCATGTTTAACTCCCATCATTTTCGCCATGTTGTGAATGATCTGATAATCAACCGCGAATCCACCTTTGCGTTTGTAGATGCGGAGTTTCTGCCACTTCTCTTTGAGGTATTCGGTCATGACGCCTCCATCTCTGTGATGATGATTTCCAGCCTGCCGCCCTTCACCACCTCGGAGCGAACCATGCGCACGTCATCAATCAGGCTGTCGTCAGCTATGACGCCTGCTTGGGTGAGTGAGTCGAGGGGTGCTTTGAATAGGTTGTCCAGGTCACGCCGTGCGCGTGTAGGTGGATATGCGAGGATTTTTACTTTCAGCCTGCCGGCCAGTTGGTATTGCTGATTTGCTTCGGTGATTTGTCTGGTTACTGCGGTGGTATATTCCCTGCCTTTCTTACTTTTGATTTTCCTGCCGCGAAATACTGAGAAGAGGTGATTATTTCCGGGCGGCCACGGCAGCTCTATTCGGTATTCGTTCATCGCTTCACCTTCCCTTCCCTCAGCAGCGCGTCCTGTGTACGTATGACGCCTTCCAGATGGGCTATGCGCGCCTCGGTGACATCACAGCGACGTGTGCGCCGGTCTATCTCATCATGGCAACCTGAGCAGGCCCATGCGCCAAACAGGTCATCAGGCTTCATTCCGGTTCCACAGATACCAACCATGCGGTAATGCGCGAGCACGACTGTTTCAGGATTGCCGTTGCATATTCCCGGCAGCCTGACCTGGCATTCCCTGCCCCGCGCCTCGTTGCGTAATTTACTCATGGCTCCCTCCGCACATCCGAAAGTGTGGATCTTGCATCAGGTTTATTTCGCAGCTTGTGCAGCAATAAACCACCGACTCTGGCAGCGCCACAGAACAGAAAGCGCAAACAGAAGCACACAGCTCTCCATCGCCAGTAGGCAGACTTGATTGGCTGGTCCCGTTCGTGTTCTTCATAGCGGTAATCGACCTCGCAATTTTCACAGTTAGCCCCGTAGTGATACTTGTCTTCTGAGGTGAGTGTTATGTGACAGCGGCAGCAGCGTTCACGCATTCTTTAACCTCCCGAAGCCTAATGTGACGTTAAAATGCTCAGCCGCTTCGAATACGAAACCATGCGCATTTCGCCCCCAATGAAGGCGCCTGAAATCCCTCTCTCGCTTTCTGGCGATAGCATCCGCCTGCTTACGGCTAACTTTGATAACGTTAAAGTCTGAGTCTGTACATGGCTGCCCATCAATACGTAATTGCTTGAGTTGCATCTTCAGCTCCACATTGGGTTTTTATACTGCCTGCTCGGTATTGGCTCGTTCCTGAACTCAGGCAGCAGTGCACTGACCAGCCAGAGGCGAGGGTCTGTTGCGAGTGTCTTCTGAGTTTTGATGTTGCGAGAGGCGTAGCGGGAAAGAAGTTCGTTAGCGGTTTCATTGTCTACAGGGTCATGGACAAACCATGTCATTTGCATGTTGCCCCCTTGCAGCTCTCAGCAGTTGATTGAAATCTGCCATGACCGGACTGACGCCAAAGCCTGCCTGCTCGTTTGCCAGCCTGTAGCGGCATGAATTGTGTTTTGCGCCGGTGATATGCTCTTTTACAACGTGATGGCCGCCACAGAGCGTGCTGAGGGTGTTAGACACATTGGCCCTATTAGTGCGGCATGACTTACATACCGGCCCTATCAGCTCTGACGTCTGGTGCCATTTCCCGTCTGAGAGAATGCCCAGCAATGCTGCTTTGATTTTGCTCATGTTGTACTCCCGAATCTTCCTGCCCATTCAGCCGCACGCGCTGACTCGTCGCTAAACCTGACGTTCTGCTCTGCACCGAAGGCATGGATGAGTGTGATTAAATCTCGCATCTCACTGACGCGCATTTTGCTTGTTGATTTACCGAGGACTACAAAGCCGCTCCCTGCCAGATTCGGCACCGCCTCCTGTCCGTTTAAGCTCGCGCTAAAGAGGTGTTTCCAGCTCTCCGGTGCCAGCTTCCGCCCATGCCAGATAACCTGCTCTGATATGTCATGCAGGCATGCCCATAAGAGAGCGTTTTGTTCGAGGGTTCTGGTTCGTTCGGAGATGGTTACTACGAGAGGGGTTTGGTTATTCGCTGATATCTGCTGGATGGCTTTTAGGCAGTTTTGCCGTATTCGGTTATCCCGCAGGATGTAGGTTTGTTTCTCCATCGCGTTTGTCTCGCTTTAATGCGTCGCTAAGTAATTTCCTGACACCATGACTCAGGCTAAGTGTTCCTGCGTGCTTCTGGGCGAAGCGACTGATGTCGATTGCCAGCTTATCCAGTTCAGCGTCTGATATGACGTGCTCAGAGCGTTTTAAGGGGATTACGTTGTTCATGGTTTGCTCCAGTAATCTTCAATTGCCGCGCCCATCCTTTGCATCCAGTTGGCCAGCCTTAACGCTGCTTCCCTTTCGCTGCCACATGGTGGGAAGCCATCAAATTTCATATCTGCCCGGTATTCGCCACGATATAGCTGACCAGTAATCACCAACTCTTGGTCAAGTAATCCGCCGCTACGCTTCTCATAACGAACAGTGCGCGAGGAGTGCTGAACAAAATAAACAGATTCTGTTTTGTCTGTTTTTTTATCGAGCTTATATGAAATCAACTGCACAAAGCTGCTCATACAGCCTCCGGCTTTGATGGGGCAGGCTGCCAGTGAGTAACTCTGTGAAGTTGCTCTTCCCGATCGCTCCACCACTCTTGTTTTTCGCTATCCCAATCTGCATAGCAGGAATACCCGCCTATCGCATTGTCACACCACACCAAAACAAAATTCATGTGATTGTATTCCGGCATCCGCTCACTGCACTTAATCCAGTCACCCATATCACTGCTCTCCGTTCTGATTGGTGGGCTGCTCCGGGATGATGCGGTAGGCGATGATGTCGGCACCAGTTTTAGTGAGGTAGTGGTAATATCCATGGGTCCAGATGTAATTGCCTGCCATCTCACCCTCTGCCACCCGCCCGTCTCTGTGTTTGATGTCAACGGTGGTGGAATCTTCGAGCGGGCATTCACCACCACCCCACTCAATCCAGCCATCACCCCGCTCCTGCTGCTCCAGTATGGGGAGTGCAATCTCAAGGGCTTGCAGGTAGCATTCCTGCGTCCTTCCAATTCCGCATCCGGTTATGGTCTGGCGCTGCAAGTCCTTGAGTAAATACTCGCAGAATTCAGCTGTTAGCTTTTTCATTGATGACCCCCATAGCGCCAGTCGTTGGCCGGCTGCTCTTTGTTTTTGTTGTCGGAATACTGCTGAGCCACATCGGTCTGATCGATGTTGATGAAGTGACCATTCTTCCAGCCCATGTAAAACGTCTGCGGCTGGCCGGAGCGGTACTTGCCGACGATGATTTCCGCAATCCCTTTCAGGTCGCTGTTGTCGTGATAAACCTCGTCCCGGTACGGGAAGATAATCACGTCAGCATCCTGCTCAATGGCACCTGATTCGCGCAGGTCTGACATCGTCGGTCGCTTGTCAGCACGAGCCTCTACGCCGCGGTTAAGCTGCGACAGGAGGATTACAGGGACTTTGTTGCGAAGGCAGAATTGCTTCAGCTTGCGGGTGATTTCGGCAATCGCCAGGTCGTTACGTTCAGCCTTTGGTTTCTTCATCAGGCCGAGGTAGTCGATCGACACGAAGCTAAGCCCGCCATCCATGTTCATGCGCTCTGCATGGGCGATGATTTCGTCAACGCTAAGCGTTTCATCCAGGACGTAGTTGTCTTCTTCCTGAAGCTGAGCGGAGGCGTTTGTCAGGCGGGTGTATTGCTCATCAATCATGTCCAGCGGGTTACGCAGTGAGCCGAGTGCGATGCCGCCGCGGTCTGCCACGAAACGCTCAACAACCTGCATATCTGACATCTCCATCGAAATCATCAGGCCCTTGCCCTTCTGCCGGCCGATTGAGTTCCCGATGTTGATTGCCAGCTCTGTCTTACCCATACCCGGCCGCCCAGCGATGACAATCAGGTCAGTGCGATCGAACCCGCCGTAAGCTTCGTCCATCGCCTCAATGCCGGTTTTCAGATACAGGCCAGACTCCTGCCCTTCCATGCGCTTTTCCAGCACCTGCATGTAATCCGTCAGCATGTCGCCAATGCGGCGTGGCAGCCGGTCAGTGGTTTCGAACTGAAGCTTTGAGATGATGCCGGTTGCTTCGGCAATGCTCTCGTTGATGTTCTGCGTGTTGGCGTTAGCCAGCATCTCAGCGGCCTTCGTGAGGTCTGCTGCTCCCTTTCGGAGCATCCAGCACTGGCGAACCAGCTTTGCCCACGCTTTGATGTTCGCAGCCGTGTTGCACTTGAAGCCAACGGTCATAACGTGGTCGCGCGTATCTTCCGGTACCGCCGCGCTAACCGTGAACGGGTCAATCGGTTCGCATTTGTTGATGAACCGGCAGATGACGGTGTAAATCTGGCGGAGGTGATGATTCGAGAACGCCTCAGCGGGAAGCTTTGCGGCGATGTCACGGCAGTCGATGTGATCGCCTTTGACCATCATCGAGCCAACCAGCTGCTGCTCGAAGTCTAAACTGTCCATTTCAGTCCTCCTGGCTGATTATTTTGTCGATACGCTCTTGGCGGAGAGCTGTTTCGATGCCGTATTTCTTTCCAGCTGGGTTGTCACCGCAGGCGTAAGGAGTCGGGGTATATCCGTACTCGATGTACCCGTTGATGAAGGTATCAATTTGCTGGACAGGACGTCCGGTCTCTTTGCAGTGCTTCAGGTGGGAGTCGTACAGACGCTTAATGCCGCTCTCGGTAGTCGCGCTTACGCTGACCATTTTTGGCAGTCCGAAGGTTTCGGCTTTGCGGTTCCAAGTGTCTTTCAGACGTTCACGATCGAATTGGTATTTGCTGACTGATTTGCGTTTTGGTTTTTCTTCAGAAACCGACGAATTCCCCTCTGGGGATATAGGGGTTTCTTTTTTCTTTTGAAGAGTTTCTTTTGTGTGACTCTGTTTTGGTGACACCCCTGTCACCGCTTTGGTGACATTTTCTGTCACCAATGTAGTGACATTATCACCAGTGTAGTGACACCCAGCCACGCGCCAATCTGAAACCTCTTTGTTGGGACCAATTTTATTGCCTTCGCGGATGATGACTTTCATCGCGATAAGCTCGTTCTTAGCCTTGTTAACTTTCTGGCGGGGTAGTCTTGTCAGCTCTGCAATCTGGCTGTCGGCAATGCGATCCATCTTCTTACCAAAGCCATATGTTTTACGGCAGATGGCATGTGCTACCTTGCTCTGATTCTTCGTCAAATCGGCACCGATAAGCTCGTCATACAGCGCATTGGCAAGACGGGTGAATCCATCTTCCAACTGAGCCACGCGACGCTCCATGCCCTCTGTAGAAGGGCGATAATCTGATAGTTTGCGTACAACACTCATTGCCCTGCCCTCTTCGTTTTGTGCTCTTCCAGAATCTGCCTCAACTTCTCAGCAACCTTCGGATTGAACGCTTTGCAGAATTCGACTCGGGCAAGGTTTTTGTGCAATTCCGCCTGGTACATAACGTGTTTCTTTGGCATAATTACTCCTGTGAATTGATCCAGTCATTTCGCATCAGGCCTCGAAGCTGTTGACGCAGCTATTCGGGGCTTTTTCTTTGGTGAGAATGCTTGCCACCTGTCTGGCTAAATGAGCCATCTCGTCATCAACAACACCCCATTCCAGTACTGCAAGAAGCATTGATAGCTTGGGGATCCAGTCTCGTTTCCAGCGGCTTATCTGAGCTTTATCAACCCCGACAGCTTCAGCAGCTTTCTCTGTGCCGATTAAGGCGATCTTGTTAAGCAAGGCGCTTTCAATGCGCAGTGCCTCGTTGCGTTTCTTTGCGCGTTCCATCAGTTAGTATTCCGTTTGTTGGTTAAGTAGTTACGTGACATTGCGGTGAGCAAGTCACTTCGGTTTTTGGGGGCCGAAACAGCCTCCGGTCAGATTGATAAAGAGCGGTGTTGCTTAAGCCGCTGTGTCGGCTGAATTCATGTATCGCTGCGGATAGAGAATCTGCATTTCGGTGATCTTCCCTTTGAAGAACCGGGACAACTTCTCTGCTGTTTCGAGAGAGGGAACCTGAATTCCCCTTTCAATCCGGCTGAGGTTTCCAACGTCAAGTTGCGTTGCGATGGCTACCTCAGAAATTGTCAGCTTTTTCTCTACACGCATTTTCCTTAATGGTGTTGGCATAATGCACCTCCTAAATGCGCTATACGCATAATATGCGAATTGAAAAATATGCGCAAGGCGCTTTGCGTGTCACGCATAAAAAAGGTTGAATACACGCCATGAAAATAGGCGACAAGATTAGACAGATTCGCAAAGCGAATAAGATGACCCTGACAGAACTCGCGTTGCGCGTAGATAGCGACGTGGGCAACCTGTCACGCCTTGAGCGTGGAATGCAGGGTTACAGCGATTCCCTTATACATAAGATTGCGGAAGCTCTCGCAGTTCCTGTATCTGAGCTATTCTCTTCCAATGAAGCTAATGATACTGTAGATTCATACAGCATCGGTTCCATTATAAAAAAGGGGAGAAAAGATGTGTACAGGATTGATGTTCTTGATGTTTCAGCAAGCGCCGGAGATGGTTCACCCTCGAAGGACGTCGTTGAAGTCATAAGGTCTATTGAATATGTTCCCGATCAAGCAAGGGTCATATTCGGTAACCGGCCGGAGTCATCCGTGAAGCTTATTAACGTTCGTGGTGACAGCATGGAAGGCACTATTGAGCCAGGCGACCTGATTTTTGTCGACGTCGCCGTGAGCAGCTTCGATGGTGATGGTATCTATGTCTTTGACTACAACGGCGACATGTTTGTTAAGCGCCTGCAGAAGGTCAAAAGCGAGCTGATCGTCATATCGGACAACCCGCGCTATCGCGAATGGACTATATCCGCTGAAGAAATGGATATGCTTCATGTGGCCGGGCGCGTGATGCTTAGCCAATCCCAGCAATACCGCCGTCACGGATAACCCCCCTTTCGCAAATTAGCCCGCCATGTGCGGGCTTTTTTGTGCCTGCAACATATCCCGCTTAAAAATAAATCCATTTCTGTTTCAAACACATAACCCAATATCGATGAAAAACAGACACACCCAATCAATTATGCGCTTGACGCATATGCGCTGTACGCATAATATCTATCCCATCAGCAGGACGCTGGCAGGCCACAGGGAACGGAGTGGCGGGTTCTTTAACAATAGAGATTGAGACTGATTCGGTCTCACCAAAGTGAAGTTGGCTTTGGGATTGGATGAATGCGCAGGCTGATGCGCAGTGGGACGTGGCTGACTCACAAGGATGGCTCAAGCGAATAAGCAAGCTCGATGCCGCCGAACAAGCGCCTTATGCCGGAAATCAGCACCGGCCATCCAATCACCTAAGCCAATTACCGGAGGCAACATGAACAACAAGCAACGCAAGAAGCTGCAACGCGCAGTAGAGCATCGGGCCATGAAGCTGCAACAGCAGGGCTTCGAGCGCCGCATCGTCAGCACCTTATCCAGCTGCAACCAGAGAGTAGAGAAAGCAGTTATCTCCCCTTCTCTGCGTGACAGGCATGAGAGCACATCGGTATGCCTGCCGGAAATTGCAATATTCAATGCGGGTCACCGCAAATCAGAAAACATTACAGCGAGATAACCAAATGGCATCTATGAGCTACTGCCTTTTCCGTAATACGTCAGATGACTTTTCACGATGTGTCGAAAGAATCGGCAATATTGGGAACATCAATGAACTAAGCCAAGAGGAACGCGATGCCGCCCGGGCAATGCGTGAAGCTGCCGAGCAGTACGTTGATTGGTTCGATCAGCTTGAAATGGAAAGTCTGGACGAAGATGAAGAGCCAGGTGAAGACGAAGAATAACTAGCCGCCACAGAGCGGCTTTTTCATATCTGGAGGCTCCATGATAAGCACTGGTAACTACATATTCGGGTGGCTGGTTATTGGTGTGTTGATGGGGCTGGGGTTTATAGCAGGAGGTTGAGATGGAAAATTTTAAGGGTACGCCGGGCCCATGGGAGCGCGATCAGTTTGGGAATGTTGTTCATGGGCCAATCGATGGATGGGGTCGCAAAGAGAACGTGCGAGTAAGTGGGGTGACATTGCCTGGTAGAGTAACGCCAGAATACGAGGCTAACACTCAGTTAATAGCCGCGTCGCCTGATTTGCTGGAGGCGATTCAGGAGTTGGTTCACGCTGACACCCATGGCATCAAGAGCTGCACTGCGCAAGTCAACGCATTAGCAAAGGCCAATGCAGCAATCGCCCGGGCATTGGGCCAGTAACCACTAAAGGAGAAGAAGATGACGAGAAAGGAAAAGCAGTTCATTGATGACATGAAACGCTGCCGTGGCATCGACTTTGCTCGCGTTGGAATGATGGTTGAGGTTTATGGCGATATCGGAACGATTGTTGGGATGAATGGTAGCGCGAATCTGGACGTTGTTTTTGCCAATCAGCAAAAGTACGGCAAATACAAACATAACTGTCATCCAACTTGTAGCGTCAAATATTTCGATGGCGAAGGAAATGTTATAGCTGATTACCGATGAGTGACACCGTAAAGCCGCCTACTCAGACGGCTTTGAGGTGCTACGCACCAACGCTGTGAAGTTTCAAATGATAGAGACAGAACAGGATGCGATTTGGCCGCTTAGTGCGGCCTTCTTTTTTACACCAACCTGACAAATTCAAGGAACCACCCATGCCAGATTTTGCTCTCGCTGGGGCTACCCACATGGGTGGCTTCGGATTTAACACGTCTCAACTCGACCGTATCACCCGCCGTCTTCGTGCGAGCTTACGCAGTCTTATCGACACGCTTAACCAGAAAGGAAATCCGCTATGACCATTATCCCAGTGAACGGAACCATTCTGGTTCAGCAGGGCTGCAGCCACTTCAACAAGCTCTACGAGGAGGTATTCCTGGATACGCAGGAGGGCATGCACAAGGCCTATGAATGGGCGTCTGAGATTGCCCTGGGCTGGCACAACTGTCAGGACGAAGACTGGAACAAGAGGTTCAACAACCATGCAGCATGATGAAGATGAATTTGTTGCGCTGATGCGCGGCATGCTTGGCGAGTTAGCTGAGCCAATGACTTATGAGCAGGCTGCAATGGATGCGGCGGCTGATTACCGTACGGAGCAGCAGGCAGCGAGGATGGGAGTTGGCTATGATTAAGGAATTCTACGTCAGGCTGGCAGAGATACAGCGCACCCTCAACGCGCCTAAGGGCCAATACAACAGCTTTGGCAAGTATCACTACCGAAGCTGCGAAGACATCCTTGAGGGTGTGAAGCCGCTGCTTAATGGCCTGTTTCTGTCCATCTCGGATGAAATCGTTTTGATTGGCGATCGTTATTACGTCAAAGCTACGGCGTCGATTACCGATGGCGAGACCACCCACAGTGCCTCTGCAATGGCCCGTGAAGCCGTCGACAAGAAAGGTATGGACGATGCTCAGATTACCGGCGCTACCAGCTCCTATGCTCGCAAATACTGCCTGAATGGCCTGTTCGGCATTGATGATTCAAAAGATGCTGACACGGACGAGCACAAGAACCAGCAGAACAATGCAAAGCAGCAGCCTCAGAAGCCACCCCCAACACCTGAAGCCGTCCTGAAAGCCTTCACGGAAGCGGCGCATCTTAAAGCCACTATTCCTGAGCTGAAAACTGCATTTGCAAAAGCCTGGCAGATGCTGGATGGCAAGCCTGAGCAGGCCAAGGCACAGGAAGTCTATGAAATTCGCAAAACTGAGCTTGAAGGAGCCACAGCATAATGCCAATCAACACGATCACAGTTGCAGGAAATGTGGGGAAAGACGCCATCGTTAGAGTCACCCCAAACGGAAAGCACATCGCGTCGTTCTCTCTGCCGGCTAAGTCCGGCTTTGGCGATAACGAGAAAACATCCTGGCTGCAGTGCAAGATGTTCGGGGCAATGGCAGAGAAGCTATCGGCTGGCATCCTGAAGGGTGCCAAGGTCACAGTGACCGGCGAGTTTGTGCTTGAAGAGTGGACCAAAGACGACGGCACCAAGGTATCTACGCCAACCATTCTGGTGCGGGATATCGATCTGCCGCCAAAGCAGAACGGTCAGCAACAGAGTCGGCCGCAGCAGTCGCATGGTCAATCTACCGAACCTGATTACGACACCTCTATCCCTTTCTGATTTAACTCAATAAGGCACCGATCATGAACCTCACCGAACCTTCGGCGGACTCTGCACGCCCTGATGAAGCCGAATCACTCAGGCTTCACAGGCAGGCTATGCAGGACGCACAGCAGCAGATTAACGCCCGGTACGGTGCTCGGTGCCGGATTGAATCACGTACGAAGGAATCACTGGAAGCACGGCGCAGGGAGCGCGCCACCCGGGAATATGCACGACAGGCAGCCTTCTATCCGCAGCTTCCACGCATCGTAATGACGAAGCCTGATGTTGTCTGGAATGACTACCAGAAAGAGCTGCGCGGCCGGTTTGGTGCCGTGGTGCAGGACTAACTATTTTCGCCGCGGCATTGAGCCTGACAGCGGCATAAGGGGTAAGAGAATGAATATCACCGAACATGAAATGCGTGGATTGCTGACAGGTAAATGTCTGCCGGGAGATATGCGGGTCAATGAGGAGTTGCCAGCCTATCTGGTTCGCAGGTTTGCTGAACTCAAAACACAGCGTGAGGCACTGGCGGCAGAGAATGCTTCAATGATGGCGCTGGCGATAGCTTGCGAAAAAGAGTTTGGGCCTTACACGGATGAAGAATTCCCGGACGACGCGAAGGTTTCCTATCCTGAAGAGCGATGCAATATCACCTTCGGAATGATTCGTCGGGCATTGAATAAAACAGCCACCGACGCATGCCTAAACTCGGCGCGGGCTGATGCGGTCAAGGAGTTCGCACATCAGCAGCGCGTGATTGCAGATGCGTTAACCCGCCGCGAGGAACAACGTAGCCACCGGATCACCGCTTGCCGGGCTGAGGATTTCGCCAACCAACTCCGCGCCGGCACGGATGGTGAGTGATGGATACTCGTGAGCCAATGCGACGCCGTAAAAATGACAGTAACAAAATGAATCTGCCTGAAGGAAAGACATGTAGTGACTGTGCTCATTGCCGCCGCTGCACAATGATGTTTGGACACATCCCTACAGATGAGGTGTGCGACTGGGCACCATCGAGATTCCGCCTGGCTGAGCCAGTTATCCGCGCAGGAGAGCCATCATGACCGAAGAGCAGAAGCAGGCGCTGATTGATGAGATTGTAATACAGGCGTTGCGTGATGATGTTCGCCAATGGAAGCAGCGCGCAGAGAAAGCAGAGGCGAAGCTGGCAGAACTGGCGAAGCAGGAAGAATCCCGATGGAATACTCATGACGGGATAGCCAGGCCTATTGGGGTCGACAAGGATGATCTGGTCTACCTCAGAATGAAACGTCAGGAAATAAAGCTACCGTACCCTGCCGGAATGGTTAACTGGAAACACGACGGCGGAGAATTCGACGTTATAGCATGGGCCAGTGTGTATAGCTCACCCCGCCCCGCGCCCGCGCTGACCTGGCTGAACTGGTGCCGGGTGAAATGACTAAAAGCCTGGCATCAATAGCGAATGAATATCAAACCTCCCCACAGAATGCGTTATTTATCGTTGTTGGATGGAACGCCTGCCGCGCCGCCATCCTGCGCAACATTGAGGAGGCGAGATGACAGGAAAACAATACCCTAGCAATCTGTACCTGGAGTCAGCGGCGACCGATGTTGATTTCGCTAAGCAGGTATCTGTCGAGGCAGTAATTGTTATGGCTAAGGAGCTGCTGGCGCTGCGTAAGGCGTTTATTGAGACTGCCGTTTATGAGGCAGAGATTAACGGCGTAATGTCTTCAGTAACAAAGTCGCATTATGAAGACTGTAAAAAGTACGGAGTCAAAACTCGTCAACTAATCGTCAAGCCCGCCCTGCTTTAAAGCGATATACTCCCCACAGGAGGACATCGCCATGTCACACAACTTAGCAGCACGCAGCAGAGAAGAGCGCGACAGGATTAACCTGGATTTAGCCGCGTCAGGAGTAGCGTACAAGGAGCGTATGAATATGCCGGTTATCGCCATGGAGGTGGAGATGCAGCAGCCTGAAGCGCTGAAGGAATATTTCAGGGAGAGGTTGCAGCATTACAGGAACGTTGCGCTGCAGTACCCGCGCGGCACTGACCCGGTTTACTTCAAAGAGGAAGGGAAATGAAAGATTATTACCAGATGGATGTTGATGAGTTTAGGCGCAGTAATTACGACATCCTGAAAAAAGCAAGATTACAGGCTCCCGCTCACGCGGATGTAATGGGTATGAGCGAATCTGAGTATGTAGACTACTGCATCAAAGAGGAGCATAAAAAACATATAGCTAGCATGGGAATTGAAGATCCCTATGAGTATTTTGTTAAAAAACACGAGGAGAACTACGGTCTAGCGTTAAAAATTATCGAGGATAGAAGAAGGAAAATTAATGATCATCTGGGAATTGAAGATTAATCATTTAAAATCAGCAACCTAGCGCATCTTAATGGGATGTTCATTGCTTGGTCAGTTCAAGTTCTAAACTGAAAAGCCGATGAACCGTCTACGGGGATCGGACCCGGTTTATCAAAGGGAGCAGGAATTTTGAGTTGGCACCATGGAGACTACATCAATCTGATTTCATCTATTGGGGGATTAGGATCAGCTGTTTTCGCTGCATATGCTACTTACCAAGCAAGGAAATCAACTGAAATCTCAAAAATGTCTTTACTCAGGTCTGAGAGGCAGAGTGAAGTTTCAAGATTAATGGATGAGCTTGTCAGATTCGCAGAAAGATGCAACTTATGCCTTGCTGAGGACGGACATGTAAGGGAAAACATCGAAAGCATTAACGAGGTTGTAACAGCGTGTCATTATGCATTCCTTGCCATAGAAAACTCTGACTTAGATAAAAAAGATATGGATATGCTAATTCAGTTCTTCATCAGGCAATTAAGACCTGGCATAAATGGAGAGTTTGAACATGGTTATGTCTTACTCAAATTTGGAATGTCTAAAACTGACGAGGATTTGCGTACGCTGTATCGAAGGATTCAAGGAATCCTTGACCTGGAAGATCCTGTGGACATCCCTGAGCCAAACAATATTTAAATAAATAACCACCCCAGCGGTGGTTTTTTTTACGCCCAAATTTCGGAGGTAGAACATGTCTGACGAATTAGACCAGGCCGCAGCGCTTGAGGAACTGGAAAGAACTATCGCCCTGGCGAACCGTAGACGCCCGGAAATGCAGTTTACCGGTGCCTGCTATAACTGCGAGGAGTCAGTAGATAAAGGCTTCTTTTGTTGCCCGGAGTGCTGTGAGGACTTCCAGCGTATTGAGCGTGCTAAACAGCAGAGGAGAGTCGCATGAGTATTGAGTGGAATGGCGAAGGCTTGCCGCCGATTGGTTGCGAGTGTGAGCTGGTAAACTTCTACGGTAACGATTTCCCTGAATTTGTTGGAGAGCATGGTGAGGAAGTGAAAATCATCGGAAGCGGTTTTACCAATGGCTGCCCTGTCGCATTTTATGAAGCCGATGGAGGCCGGGGAGGAATGCTGGCGTATGCAGTTGAGCAATGCTTCCGCCCCATCCGCACCGAAGCAGAACGTAAACGCGAAGAGGCAGAGGTAGCCATGCGGTTATGCCTGAAAGGTACAGGATATGGCATGACGGAAGGCGCAGCAAAAACAGTCTTTGACGCCATCGCCGCTGGCAAAATCCCCCACATCACCCTGAAGTAACCCCCACCCACCCTATTCACTATCGCGCTCTGCGTGAGGAGTTGTTATGTCTGAATATAAGTGTTGCCGCTGCAAAGCAGAGCTTGATGGCTACAGCGCATATGAATATCGCGGCTTCGTAGCCTGTGGAGATCACTTCGATGAGGTCATCCAGCTTGTCGATGCGAAGCGCGCCGATCTCATTGAGCGAGAAACGTCACGTCTGATGCCGCTGGCCGGTCTCGACATCCATCCAGACTCACCAATCGGACAGGTTAATCGCCGGATATTGGGAGGAGTCATTGAGGCCGCAGCTAAAGAGCACCCCATCGAAGCGGAGTACCGTAAAGGCGTTCTGTGACCACCATCTGCGACATCACCCCCGGCGAGTTCACTCTGTGGATCGTCGTTTTTATTTGCATCGTGCTGGTCTGGAACTGGCCGTATAAGGAGTAGATATGGAATCCCCATACATGACATTTGAGGAAACGGCCGCATTCTTCCGCCGGTCAGTTAAAACCATTCGCAACTGGAACAGCCGCGACCGCCGTACTGGTGAAAAACGCATGTGCGGATTTCCCGACCCGGCTCATCACGGACTGTTCCTGAAAAGCGAAATTGAGAAGTTTGGTAAGCTAGCTTGTCACGATTGAGCGAACTTTCGACTCACCATTCACTATCTTCATTACCAGCGCCCACCAGGCGGTGTAAGCCTTCCTCTGCTCATCCAGATAATCATTATGGTCGTACACCGCCCAGATGCCCGGTAATGCATGCCCCATCATCACTTCGCACACATGCGGTGGAGCAATGGAAGCCCACCGCGTCCTCGCAGTTCTTCTCAAATCATGAATCGACCAGTGCGGCATAATCTCACCCCTGGTACGCTGGTAATATGCCATCACCGTCTTAGGCAGGCCCAGCGCAGATGCGCTGTTGAGTGCCCTTTCTCTGTCCTTTTTCAGTGCGCTCTGGAAGATGAACTCCTTATGCGAACTCAGCGACATTGCTTCCTCAATCATCGCCTGCGCTGCTGGTATGATCGGCCTTTTTAGTGGTTTGCCTGTGTTGCCGCCCTTGTGGTTTTCAGGTGGAACAGTCCATATGCCGTTATCAAAATCGAAGTGCTCCCTTTTGCTCTGAATCATCTCGCCAGACCGGCAGCCAAAAAGTAATATCAGCTGCATCAGAAGCGCATTTTTTCTGCGCATTCCGGTATTTTCAAATGTCTCATATAGCACGCGGATCTCATCGTCGCTCAGCACTCGCCGGGTAATGTTGACCTTCATGCCGAAATCATGCGGCTTGAGTCCCTCGATGGGCGTTGTCTCCACCAGCTTTCGGCGTAACGCCCATGAGTGCGCCTGTTTTGCGTTTGTCAGCAGCCTTCTGGCGATGCCGGGCTTATTACTCTGAACGCCCTCGATAATCTCAATCCAGGCGTGTGTGTTAACAGAGTCGTGCGGCAGATGACCAATCCGTGAAAATACGTGGATTTCAAAAGACCGGATAATATTGGCGGCGTTCTTTATATTGACGCTTGCATAAACCCTGACCCATTCCCGCATAACATTCTCAACTGTCATTGCGCTGACGTTCTTTTCGTATCTGGCAGCCATGTAAAGCTGAGGGTCTACTCCTTCATCAAGAGATCTGCGTATCTTAAGAATCTCATCCCTCGCCTCTCTGAGTCCGAGCGACGGATAGCTGCCAATGTCTACACGGCGCTGCTTGCCGGCAAACATGTAGCGCATCTGGAAAACCACTTTTCCCTTTTTTGACACCCGTACAGAAAGGCCGTCCCTGTCCGTCTTTTCAAAGACCCTTTCATGCTCGCGCCCATGAATAGAGCGCAGGTAGCTGTCGGTGAGCGCCATGTCATCCTCGTTAGTACATAAAAAAGTGAGGATCGCAGACTAACCGATTTTCTGTACTACAGCATGTACATAAATCACAGGGATGCGTCGGGATGATTAGTGAGTGGAAGTGAACATGAAGGACTGAAATGAGTTGTTTTGTGTTGGCACGCAGGGAGAGTTGGTGATGCGAAGGGATGCTGAGGGATATGGCGTTATTTATCAATTAATTCCATAAGTAGATCAGTTGTTTAATGTCGATGTTAATTATCCATCAGCAGGTTGAAGGCTGTTCGCCTTACTGTCTCGTTCGCAGGATCAACCAGAGTATAAGGCTGAATGTTACCCCGCGCAGGCTCGGATGTTTTAACCGCACGGTTCATTTGCACAGGCGGATCGATGAAAACAGGACTCCGCGCCGCCCTGGTTTAAGCATCAGTGAGGATTGTGCACTTAAATTATCGCGCCCTGTTGTTTTGCTGGCTTAGTAAAGATGGCATTCAGCGCCAGACAGATTAGCCCGAATCCCACTGGCAGCAGGAAATCGTAGCTAAGCAGTCGGTAAAGCCCGATTCCGGCTATGCCTCCTGCGAGGAAAGAAAGCAGAGTCAGACAGTGCAGTCGCAGCCGGCTCAGATAGAGCGGCGCCTCTTTCGGTGACGCTTTACGTCGCAGCACCTCAAACAGCATTGCCAGCTCAATCCCGATATCGGTCGCCGTGCCGGAGATATGGGTGGTGCGAACGCGGGCATTGGAGATTCGCGTCACCACCGCATTTTGCAGCCCCATTAAAAAGCTCAGGCTCATTATCAACACCACACCGGGCGACCGCGGCGGAAAGTGATTTTCAATCACCCCCAGTGCAATCAGCGCGCTGCCCTCAATCAGGATGACAAAAGCATAGATAGTGCGGATATTTCTGCGGTGTCCGGCATTAATGATTAGCGTTGAAAACATGGAACCCGCAATAAACAGAAGCACGATCGACAGAAAAAAAAGGCCAGGCCCCAGATTCGCTTTTGCCAGATGATCGGACAGCAGCGAGATATTCCCGGTCATGTTGGCTGAAAAGAAACCGACGATCTCAAAGGCTGCGGTATTCAGTGCGCCTGCGGCAGCGGCAAGCGTACAGGCCAGTCGGGTATCCGCGCTGTTGCTGCGGGCACTTTCCGTGCTGATTAGCATGACCACCCCATACTTGTTGGAAAGCCTTATAATCCGCCGATTAGCCCTGCGCCACAAGGCACTGAATCAAACTCTTCCTTCTCTGCCGCGCATTGCTCAGCATCGGGAATCAGGCCTCCGCGCTGCATAAACTCAGCGCGGAGAGCCCTGATTAACGGTTTGCCAGACGGAAGGTGGAGACCGACTGCGTCAGATAGTGCACCTGCTCTTCCAGCGAGGCAGATGCCGCGGCAGACTCCTGCACCAACGCCGAGTTCTGCTGTGTAACGCTGTCCATCTCCGTAACCGCCTGCTCAATCTGACCGATACCGCGACTCTGTTCATCAGAAGCGGTTGAGATGTGCTCCATCAGCAGATTCACACGGCTGACTGAGGAGATAATGGCGCTCATCGCCTCACCGGTCCGGCTGACCTGATCGGAACCGGCGTGAATGATCGAGACAGATTCCGCAATCAGCCCCTCAATCTCTTTAGCTGCGGTAGCGCTGCGCTGGGCCAGATTACGGACTTCCCCCGCCACCACCGCAAAACCGCGGCCCTGTTCACCCGCCCTGGCGGCTTCGACTGCCGCGTTCAGCGCCAGAATATTGGTCTGGAAGGCGATGCTGTCGATAACGGTGGTGATCTCCTCGATCTTCTTTGAGCTGGAATTAATCAGCGCCATCGATGTCACCACTTCCTGCGAGACTTTTTCGCCACTTTCCGCGTTCTTCACCGCTTCACTGGTCAGGCGGCAGGCTTCAAAGACGTTTTCGGTGTTCTGTTTCACCGTTGCGCCCAGCTGCTCCATGCTGGCAGCGGTTTCCGTCAGTGCGGCAGCCTGTTGTTCGGTACGCGAGGCGAGATCGATGTTGCCTGCCGCAATCTCCTGAGAGGCGGTGGAGACTGAGCGGGTTGAATCGCGCACCTGGAGAATAATGGCGGTCAGCGCGCTGCGCATCTGCTCCAGCGAGCCCATCAGCATCTGAATTTCACTACGCGAACCGGCCTTGACTGGCACCGTGGTATCCAGCACGCCCGCCGCAATCAACTTGCAGTGTTCCTGCGCATCATTAATCGGCGAAAGCACATAGCGCTTCATGAAGATGTAAATCGCGACGATGATGGCGAAAAACAGCACCCCAAACAGCCCCAGCAGGGTAATGCCGGAGGTGAAGTGACTCTGTGCATCGCTGTTAAGCTTTTTGGCATAGGTTTCATGCTGGGCCAGCACCCGGTCCAGAATGATTTCATACTGACGGTCAAGGCGAACCACGGTGGCGATCTGATTTTTAAAGCGCACCTGATCGTGCGCCTCTGCCGCCTCAATCAACGGCTGTAAACCCTGCTGACGATAGGCCTGATAAGCCTGGCTATAGGCGTCGGCTTCCGCCTCTTCGCCCGGCAGACGCGGCGCGTTCATATAGGCCTGAAATGCAGCATCCGCTTTGCTGGCCACGGTCCGAACGCTGTCCAGCGTGGCGGGATTGTTTGCGTCACTGCCCTCAATCTCCTTCATGTACTCCATCAGACGCACACGCAGCGTGCGGCTGTGGTTGATGGGGTCAATCACCGAGAGC